GGAATTGAATCGAATCAGATGCACTTTAGAAATGACAGATATACAATTTTTGAAAATCATTTGGAAGGGTGTGAATTTCCAAATATGGACGAAATAGAAAACAATTACCTCGTCTTGCCGCTTCATCATAAGATGAGCGAAGATGATGTTGTAAGAGTATGCGAGCAAATAAAGAAAGGTTGGTAAATAAAATGAAAACATTTATTGTAGAAGGTAACGGTTGGGAACGAGCAATAGACATTGATGACTCTACTTACGAAAAGTACGGAGACATGGGAATGGAGGCGATGACCCAAGCACTTGAACAAGTAAAGAAGGGTGAAGAAGAAGCAAACTTTGGATTCATCCTCATGGCTTATGAAAATGGCTTTAAGGGTGATGACCAAAAAACGATTGCGTGTTTAACCGAAATCGTATTAAGAAATGCGGGTTATTATGAATTGGCAGAGCAAGCCAGAAAAGAGGCTCGCAGATTAATGCAGGGTGGAGACTAATTAAAATTATTAAAATGAAATCATTTGCGAAGCCCTTAATAGAAGGTAAGTGGAAAGTATATGTAACCGATGATGATTATGATACTTATACTACTATACTAGATAAACATGAACCCCCATCAGGTAGAGAGATGGAAGATTTATTTAAGAAAGACAAGGATAATTTTAGAGAAGCATATTAATTGACAAAAAGTGCTTGACTTAACATCGGACATCCCTCATAATAGGAGGATGCAAGCACAACTCGACTTTATCGGAACCCCGCAAGTAAAAAAAGTGGGTCAGTATCAGTTCCCTTTATGGGACAACAAAGGCAAACCTACAAAGATTCGCAATGATGTAGATTTCAGCAAGGTCGATGCCTTATTTAACTCTTTTGATATGAAAGAGGTTTCCGATTACAAACTTTATTGGGAGGGAATCAAGCCAAAGAACGATACAGAGATGTTTCAGCGTTGGCTATTCGCTTTCATGTCCGTCCATACCAGTTGGGAATCCAACGTGCGAGGATACCTCGCGGTTAAGGATTGGACTAAATGGGTAAACCGCGACGATGAGCTTGAACGACTACTCGTAGAGAGTCGAGTAGGCTTGCATAAAAATCGTACAAGATTTGTCTCGCAGTTTGCCCATCACTTTTGGAGCAACCCCGAAGAATATAAGTATGATGGAGGGAACTGGCAAGAGTTCCGCAACAAGTTAGTGAAGAAGATACTTGGACTTGGGATTGCGAAGGTATCATTTGGATTTGAAATGATTTATCCTAATGAAGCGGAAGTGACCTGTATGGATACTCACCTCTTTCAAGCGTATGGACTCGACCAGAGTAAAGACGCTACGAGGTATATGGAGATTGAGAATTATTGGCTGGATATGTGTCGTATGTGGAATGTGCCGTCTACGATTGCCCGTGCAATCTTGTGGGACAGGAAGCAAGACCAAGCTGATAGCAGATATTGGACTTATGTATTGGAGAATTAAGAATGTTATTTAGATACGAACACGCCGCCCGAACTTGGGCATATCAACAGAAGCAATGGTATGGCAGAACAGTCAAAGTCATTGAGATTAAGGAAACTCCAGAAGGAGCAAGGTGGAAAGTATTAAATTAATTAAAATTATGAAACTAGATACACTATACAAAAAAACCACAATCGGTAAGACCCAAACTTGGGAAATTGAAGTGAGCGGGAATAAATTCCGCACAATATCGGGACAATCAGACGGAAAGAAAATCACGAACAAGTGGACGATATGCGAAGGTAAGAATGTGGGAAAGAAAAACGCTACCACTGGTGCAGAACAGGCACTAAAGGAAGCTGAAGCAAAGCACAAGAAAAAGCTGGAGGCTGGATACCACTTGAATCTCAAGAATATCAGCGAGAAGCGTTTCTATGAGCCTATGCTTGCACAGGATTTCAAGAACAAGAATCGTCAGAAGGAAGTAACAAAGAACCTTGACGACCAGTTAGATGGAGAAGCGATTTTTTCGCAACCCAAGCTAGATGGCATACGTTGTATCGCCATGCGCGAAGGATTGTTTACTCGCACTGGTAAGGAAATCGTTGCCGTGCCTCACATTCACGAAGCACTAGAACCCTTCTTTGAGAAGTATCCTAATGCTGTTCTTGACGGTGAGTTATACAATCATGCTTACAAAGATGATTTCAACAAAATCATTCACCTAGTTCGCAAGCAGAATCTTACTGAAGAACATTTGGCAGAGAGCAAGAAGATGATTCAATATCATATTTATGATGCGCCAGTGATAGGTAAGGATAATCCATTCCGTAAGGGTGGATGTTACACAGAGAAGGACTATTTTTCGGACAGGACTTCTGTATTGGATGCACAGTTCGCTAATTTAGGAATAGATGGTCGTTCACTTCATGGAGAGCCTAATCCCCTTGTTATCGTTGAGACTATCGAAATCCTTGGTAGGGAACAGCTAGACCGTTGCTACGAAGATTATGTAGAAGCGGGATACGAAGGGCAAATGATTAGGCTCGATGGGCCTTACGAGAATAAACGCTCACCGAAGTTACTCAAGCGCAAAGAATTTATAGACAGGGAATATACAATCCTTGGTTACGAGGAAGGCGAAGGCAATCGTGCGGGAACAATCAAGCATTTCAAATTTGAGAATGAACATGGTAGACCTTTTAGTTCAAACGTCAAAGGTTCATTTGAATATCTGGCAGATTTGCTAGAAAAAGCAGATGATTTAATAGGAGTGGAGGCAACGGTTAAGTTCTTTAACCTTACGCCTGACGGTGTGCCTCGCTTCCCTTACGTCATTGCGATTAGAGATTATGAATGAGAATCTTCCACCTCCAAATTGGAGTCCTACTGGAGAAGAAGGCTATTGGGTCTGGAGGGATGAAAAATGGAAATGGTTGACTGACGAAGAATATAACAAACTAAAAGTAGAAGAAAATGAATAACAAAGAACAAGAACGAAAAATTACGCTCGACCGATTGGTTGATGAGAAGTTCGGGGAGATATTCTTTTTGGCAAAAGACGAATACGATATAGTAAACAACACTCCAGAAGAACAACAGTTATGGGATATGTTAGAAAGATTCAAGGAACTTTTGAAAAGGAAATGTAAGCACCACTTTCAAAATGATGAGGATTAATGATTGTTAAGATTAAATTAGATGATTGGGCGAAGAAGAAACTCAAGAACCGTATGGGGTTGAAGATGTTGGGTGGAGGCGAATTAAGCGTACCAGAATTGCTCATCTTGTCTTTGATAGAAAAAGAAGATGGAGACACAGTGGACTTGACCGAAGAAGCGGGTAAGTTGCAAAAGGCTTTAGATAGATACAGTTAAAATTATGAAACTAAAATGGGAAAAAAACACACGGGTAATGGACTTGGTAAATCAAGGTAAGATTGATTTCGAGGACGTAATACCACGAACACAAACCGCAAACTTCCCTTATGAGATGGCAACCGTAAGGTTAGCAAAAGTAAGGGAAAAGTATCCTTTTGTCACGGTTCACATTCGCGGCAAGGCTACGAAGTCTCAATGGGGAATCTACTACGGCCCAACTTGTCGAGTGAACTTTGGAGGTTCATGGCAAGGGAAGGCTAACAATTTTATGGACTCAAATGGACAGTTGGAAGAAGGCTTAACTTGGCTTGACGTACACAACGTAGTCGAGCGTACAAAACAAGCACTTGGAATCTAATTAAAATTAATTAAAATGGGATACAAAATACCAGACCTAAAAGAAGATATAAAAGAAGAAATCGAAAAATGGTTTCAGACTTACGGCCAAGTGCAGATAGGCGAAGAATGTATTGAGCCAATCCACGATATTATAGACGAGCAATTTGAAAAGATAGAACGATGAGGAACTACGAACTGATAAAAAAGATTTGGAAAATCGGCAACATGAAGTCGCCTTCATCATCGACCAAGTTGATAGCGATTGAAAATCTTATTGAAAAGCATCGTCCCGAAATAGCGGGGAAGCTACCCACACATGAAAGTTTGATGGAAGAAATGAGGAAATACCCTCACAGAGATAACCACATGGACTAAAAATGGAAGAACAACCGACAAATTTAACGCTAGTAGCGGAGACATTAGATATTGCCAATGAGCATGGTATGGCAGCAGAAGTAATGTGGAGTGCGCTCACGATGGCGGCAGAAGCAAATGAGCATGGGCAAACTATGGAACAAGTATTGTCAGCAGCATTGAGCGAATGGGATATTTAGTCATTGACACAAAATAGGAAACCGAATAAGATTACAGAAGATGACTGATAAAGAAATACTAGGAACGATACATCGTTGGATTAGCTTGGCAAATAGTCGAGATGAAAATCCTGACCACACTCGCCAACGCCTCAAGGACTTTCAAGGTTTCATTGAGCAGGAGTGGCAGAAACAAGATGAGATGGAAGATACTACGTTTAGCAAGAATTGGTACACGGATGCCCGTGACATGGAACGACATCGTGGATTGGAAATCGGGCCTGACGGCACAGTAACGGAGGGCAAATGAACTTTACCGTAGAGAAAATCGAAGGTGAATACTATGTAAGTGATAACGGTGATATGTATGGGCCTTTTAATACTTACAAAGAAGCAACTAATTTTATGGAAGAACAAATAGGCTTATTATACGAGCATGGTGCAATGAGTGAGATGGCAGACGATAACCATTACAGAGAATAAAATGAAGAACTTATTTATTATTTTAATTATTTTAATTACGGGTTGTCAGTCTACGCCAAGAACGATTGACGAAATCATGCCAGACGAGAAGTATCAACTACTCCACATTGCAGAACAGTGGGCATACAAAAGCGTCACAAAAGAAGATTATACCATAGAAGAAAGTTGCTCGACAAAGGGCTAAAAGAATAGTATATTATGAAAACGGTTAAGAAGAATAAGACCATCAAGCGGGTATCAGATACCCAAGCAGAGTCTTTAACTAAAAAGGGTTGGAAATACTGCCCTAAATCTGAATGGCGAGAGAAAGTGCGAGACGCTAAACCAGCAGAGACTAAAAAGAAAGTAAGTAAGAAAAAAAATGAGCGGAAGCCAAAAACAAGAGCAAAAGCAACGCCTAGATAGGATGTTGAGTAACAGTCTCCAAGAGACTCTTGAGCGTAAAGCCCAATACTATAAGAAGTATGGGATGGAGGTTCAAGCCAAGAAGGTTCGCGCCTTCAAGAAGCAAGTGCGAGAAATGGTAGGTGCTTTATGAGTGACGTTAACCGACAAAACCGACTGCGCGGCAAATATAGACAATGCCTTCAACAACCATTAGATAATCCAGAAATTCCGAATAAGAAAGATTGGTGGCAGGAAATCTGCGATGCGGCGGGAGAAAAGAATCTTTGGGCTAAAGATAAAGAAAAGAAAAAAACTAATTAAATTAATTAAAATTATTTATGAGTCAGCGTGTAGAAAATCTTCACAAGAGAAGAAAGAAGCTCGGATTAAGTATTTACAGATACTATCATGCTTTCATGGTCGGTTATGCAGACAAGGGACTGAGGTGGAAGGCGAGTCCCTATAAGCAAAAGAAGTTAAATGCTGCTTATTGGGAAGGCAGGAGAACACGCTACGATTACAGTGCTTTGAACGAAAATGAATTAAGTGACAGAAAGTGCTTGACTATAAGACGGTAATCCATTAAACTAGGGATAGACATTAAGAAAACCTATGAAACCTATAATCAACAAGCAATCTATTAAATCCAGCGGAGTCCAAAAGTCTGTTTCTTTCGGAATTAAATCCTCTGGACTGCATCACATCCTCGGAATCCTCCGTAATCAACTTTACTCGGATAAGATTCTTGCGGTCATTCGCGAATACTCCTGTAATGCGGTTGACGCTCATACGGAAGCGGAACATTCAGACCGTCCTATCGAAGTAACCGTCCCGACTCGCATGAGCCTGTTCTTCAAGGTTCGTGATTTCGGCCCAGCACTTTCAGAGGACGAAATTTCAGACGTTTATGCTTTCTATGGTGAGTCTACCAAGCGAGGCAGCAATGACCAGATTGGTATGTTGGGCATAGGTTCCAAAGCGGCATTTGCCTATGGAGACAATTACGTTATTAATTCTTTCCTAGACGGCACAAAGTATATTTACAACGCCTTCATTGACCCCTCGCAGATTGGTCAAATCTCCAAAATCGGTGAGGAACCGACGAAGGAAGAAAATGGTATCGAAATCGTTGTGCCTGTAAACGGCGATGATGTCCAAGAGTTTTACGAAAAGGCGAAAGACCTATTTCGTTGGTTCAAAGTGACTCCAAAAATTAAGGGACACACTCAATTTGAATATGAGAATGAGGCACTCTTTGAAGCTGAAGGATGGAAATGGTTAGCCGAAAAGCGTGACCGTTATGATAAGGGTGAGGCAGTTGCGGTCATGGGAAACATTGGTTATCCTATTGACCTCTATTCTTTGGGAGAGTTTGACGAAGAAGAACAGCAGTTGAAGGAACTACTTTGCGGCAACCTCGTAATGAAGTTCGACATTGGCGATTTGGAAATCTCAGCATCACGCGAAAAACTCCAATATACTGAGTACACAAGGAAGAATATAAAGAAGAAATTGAAAACCGTTTCTGATGAGCTTATCAGCGTCATCAGTAAACAATTCAATGATGCTAAAACGCTATGGGATGCAAAGTGCCTCATGGGTTCTATATTCGACATGGCGAGTAATCTCTATAACTTGCGTAATTTCGTAGCAAAGAATATGAAATTCAAAGGTAAGAAGATCGGTGAATCTCATATTAATGGTTACTATCAGCATACCAAAGATGCCAAAGGTAATTGGGTAGAATCCGAAACGGTTGAGATGTTTAATTGGGTTAAATCATGGCGAAGCGCAAAGTATAAGAAAACAGAGACTCACAACATTGAAGCGGCGAAGAACGTAGTGGTTATTGAGAATGACCAAGGACATTACCGTGGAATTATGGGCAAGATTCTCCCTATCCTTCTGGAGAAGGAGCAGAAACCTTTCTTGGTTAAGTTTAAGGACGCGAAAGAGAAAAAGCGTTGGCTTGATTATTCTGGTTTTGATGGCAAGATGCTCAAATTGTCAGAGATGGAAAAACGTCCATTGTCAGACTTTGCGGGATACTCTGCTGCTCCTGCTGGTTCGGGAGTGGGTGAGAAGAACAAAAAGCACTCTGCAAAATGCTTCTCGTTCAAATTCGACCATGCTGGTCACAGTTGGGACAGAAAGAAGTCTGCTTGGTGGAAGATTGCCGAAGTAGATGTAGCCAACGACAAGGGAGTGTACGTTATCCTTGACGCTTTCAACATTGAAAAGAAGGTGAAGGGTCATCACGATATGTACGAAAATCCGCACAGTCTCAAGCAAGTTAAAGAGGCTTTTGACAAGGCTAAAATCCCCTTCCCGAAAGAGGTTCACGGTTTCAAGATTAAGAATCGTAGTGACGTAGAAGGCAAGGAGAACTGGATGAGCTTTTGGGATTACGTTCGGGTTACTCTCCAGACTCAACTGGAAGAAGGTAACTATGAACAGGCATGGGCCGATCTCTTGGAAATCAAGGAATTGGAGAACTGTCGTGACTTCACCGAGGACTATTGGAATTGGGACGCAAAGGGTCTATGTGCCGCTTTAAGCCAACGTAAAGACGAACTGGCACTCAAGGACGTAGAAGGGTCTGCACACGCTTTAGCGAGCAATTATGGACGAATGAAGGCACTCTCTGATGATGTTGCCGTTCAAAGTATCAAAGACCTCTGCTCCTCTCATGGAGTCAAGGTGAACATTAAGACGCAACCCTCGTTTTCGCTGGTAAAGGGACTCAAAGCAGTTTTGAAACGCTACGAAATGTTGGAAGATATATCGTCTACGGTCTGGCGTAACAGTAAGACCAAAAGTATGAAAAGCCTAGTCAACTACCTAAACTTGGTTGACGTTTGTAACAACAATCCTCAAACATAGAGGAAAAAAGAGGGAGCGTGAGGGTTTAGTAGGTTTTTCCCTTGCGCTCCCTAAACTAAAAAGTAAAAACTCAATTTAATTAATTTTAATTAGAAAAATGAAACAAAACGAATTATCACCATTTGAGAAACTTGAAGTAGCTTTTCAGAGTCACAAGTTCTACCATCATCAGTGTGCAGACTTGGAAAAGAAACTATCAACCAGCATAGACAAAATTTTTCAATCTAATGAAGATATGCCTTCAAAAAAAGACTGCTCTAAAACGATAGAGATGGTTAAGAAGCTATTGACCTTATCGAATAAGTATATTCAAGAAACAACAACTATCATAAATCAATTAGATGAGCTTCCAAAAGAAGAAAAACAACAGAAAAAAGAATTTATCAAAGCGATGAAGATACAGTTGCTTTCTCTTGGGAAACGACAATCCTCAATTCATGCGAGAGTAGAAGAAATTAAAGCGATGATTGTTGAAATGTACGACATGGATGGAAACGGAGATGAGTGGAAAAGTGGACGATAGATACTTTTTAGCAAAAATTAGCTTGCACCCAAACCGGAAACAAACTACAATAGAAAGATAGGAGAAACAAAAACTTATGATACCACACATATTAACAGAAAATAGCCTGACCGTGGTGATAAATGGTCAAGCTCAAACCATGAACAGTGACCATCCCGCTTGGGAACAGGCGAAGGATGCACTCAAGGGTTCCGATTGGGACAGGCTTGAGAAGTTGTTCGATGTTTCCCATGCGGTTGAGGATTACCTTGACCAATCGGCTAACATTGAGGTCAAGGATGGAAATGTCTTTTACAAAGGCGAGTCCGTTCACAACTATTGCGTGGATAAGATTTTGGACTTCATGCGCCAAAGTCTCCCGTATCAACCACTGGTAAAATTCCTTGGTAAGCTGATGGCAAACCCATCACGCCGCGCCACAGAGGAACTTTATCGGTTCTTGGAGCATAAGAATATGCCCCTTACGCCCGAAGGTAATTTCCTTGCCTACAAAGGCGTGAACCACGACTTCACCGATAAGTGGAGTGGTAAGTGCAACAACTCTGTTGGACAGGTGTTAAGCATGATTCGCAACAATGTTTGCGATGATGCGAATGTCGGTTGTTCTGACGGGTTTCATGCTGGTAGTTATGAGTACGCCAAGGGTTATGCCTCTGGTGGAGGCAATCTGATGATTGTGGAAATTGACCCATCTGATGTGGTCAGTGTCCCGCATGATTGCGATTGCCAGAAATTGCGTACAGCCGAATATAAGGTTGTAGGACACATGGAGAGTATCGAAACTCCCCCTCTGGAAGATGGTATTAACTACGACTACGGTGATTTTTCCGATGAGGAAAATGAAGCGTATGCGGCTGGATACTCGCAAGCTCAAGATGATTTGCGTAGTCATCTGAACTAGACTCAAAGGGAGCGGGGCGATAGATAATCAAACCCCGCTCCCCCTTTCTAATTTTATTAATTAAAATTACGACCAATTAACTTAAACTTCATACCTAATTACATATAAATAGGAACCTACTTATGAATAAATTACAACCTTATAGATATAGCTTAATACATAATGGAACTAATCCTATTCATACAAGTAGTAATTATTGTACTTTTTACTATTTTCAAGAGCGGAGACGGTGACGATAACTTTTTCGATGGTATGTCATAATCGGAATTAGGGGGCTTTTGCCCCCTTTTTCCACACTTCCCCCCCTTTTCCCACACTCTAGGTTCGACGAATGAGAGAGTCTAAATATAGCCTAGTGCCAAATATAACAAGAGAGAATAGTAGATAGAATAAAGGATTTACTTATTGTCATTTATTTTATGGGTCTGCACCAATTATATTTATTAAAATAAGCAGCTTGTTTTTATTCTATTTATATAAGTATTAGGGGCAAATCAAATATAATGTATTATAGTGTATTTATCAACATGGCTAATTACCATAAAATTAAAGTAATTGATAAAAAATTAGGTAGGCAAAAGGCAGTAGGCCAAGCGTATTCTGATGCAAAGGTAATTGAAATAGACCCAAGACAAAGAAGTAAAGCATATTTAGATACATTAATACATGAGATGCTTCATGTCTATAATCCAGATTGGTCTGAAAGTAAAGTTACAAAAACTGCAAATGAAATGACTGATATTATCTGGAAGAAAAATTACAGAAGAATCAAAAGATAAATTAGCCGCCAATTAAAATTATTTTATTAATTAAATTAAGTTCGAACAGTTTGCTGCTTAAATATAGCAACTAGGTTCGAAGAGATTCACCGCGAAATATAGAGTATCGTCCACTATCTTATAGAATAACAGCCTTAAATATAGTAGCCCCGATTTCCGGCCCGATGTCAAGCCTTTTTTTTCGCGTTAAAGAAAGTGATTTAGAAAATTATTCTTAATTATTTTGATTTTTTTTGCTTTTTTAATAATTTTATTGATTTTTTTTGTAGTGTATATTTTGTTATAGGCTTGACTTTATTTCGGATATAAAAGATAATTTTGTTATGGCAAAAAAAGTAAAATTAGATGGTGAAACACTAAAGTTAGCTCGACGCTATGAGATGGCATGGCACAACCTATTCTACAAGAAAGCAAGAGGGATGCAGCAAATGATAATTGACGAGCCTCATGGGAGGCACGCTAATGAATTAGCTAAGGAAGTAAGAAGGATGGCGGAGAACGAAGATATAGAGATAGAAGTAAGTGGGAAGATATATTAATTTTATTAATTTTATTAGCTTGACTCTAATTCGGAAACCGACTATACTGGTTAAAGAATGAGCGAAAAAAAGAAACGTAAGTCGGGCGCGGGACGTAAAAAAGGAAGCGTGAGCTTTTGCCTAGTGCCATTAACTGAATTAAATGCAAAATTACCTACTGGCGCGATTATCGTAGTGAGTAGGAAATACTGCGAGGCAATGTCTATTGAAGGACAACCTGTTGTATCCACCCCAAGCATGATGATGCCAATGGCAGTAGCGACCAAGGCGAACGCAGTCCAAGTCACTAATCTTAATGACGAGGAAACTACCCCCGAATTAAGCGTTGACAACTGGTAGGAAACCCTTTATACTTATTAATGATGACTGAAACCTACTTCCCCGATATTATCGGACAAGAAACTGTTAAAAAAGCACTCGGCTTTTACATTGACGGATACCAGAAAACTGGTGTGATACCGCATCTCATGTTTACTGCGCCTCGCGGGTGTGGCAAGACTACGATGGCAACGGCAATGGCAAAGAACCTTACAAAGAACGGTTCTATCAAGCCTCTCATTACCCTTAACTGTTCCACTGTCAAATCATTGAAGCAGTTTTTCAATATGATTGTGATACCGCACATGGTTGACACTGACGCAACCGTGCTGTTCGATGAGTGTTCTGAATTGCCAAAGGACGTTACGATGGCACTCTTGACCATCACCAATCCAAACCCACGCAACCGTAACGAATTTTCCTATGAGGATTACAACGTGGAGTTTGATTACAGACGCTTGAGTTTCATGTTCGCCACCACTGAAGGTCAGAGTATCTTTCATGCACTGATGGACAGGATGGAGCGCATCGACTTGGAAGAATATAAGTTAGATGAATTGGGCAAGATTGTCATGCTGGGCCTTGAAGGCTACACCGTTGAGAGCAACGCACTAAAGGAAGTCGCGACCGTTCTCCGTGGTAATGCGCGAGCAGGGCAGAAGATGGCAATGAAGATGAAGCTATTTCTTAATGCTAAAGATAAGGTGAATTTCAATATCAGCGATTGGAAGGAACTCACGGGTAAACTCGGCATCCTGCCTCTCGGCATATCCATACAGGAACTCAACCTTATGCGTTACATGGCGCGGAAGAAAACTACTCGCCTCACTGAACTGTCTGCTATCACTGGACTCTCCAAGGGGGCAATCCAGAAGGACTATGAATTGTATCTTTCTAAAATGGGTCTAATGGAGATTCAACCAGAGGGACGTTCCCTCACAACAAAAGGGATAGACTATCTTAATGAGCTTGATGGAGTTAAGAAGCACAAGCGAGACAAGAAAAGTAAAAAATAAATATAAGATAGATGACGAGCCTTTCCAGATGACGCAGTTCGAATGGCGGGGCACATTAAATAATGGTGATTTATTTGTAGTTATAAAATATAACCTTGGAGCTTGGAAAGTGAAATATGCTGAAACAGAATATGAGTTAAATAATACTAATTTTATTTATGTAGCTCAACACCCAAAGCCTTTAAGTTTTTTATATAATAATAATGATTTAGATATAGAACAACTTCTAACATATATACAATGGAAATAATGAAAAATAATTTTGACTTTAGTCTGGAAGTAGGCTAATATATAGATAGTGAGCGCAATGCTCACGTTCGTTCATCATCATCGAATCCTCTCCGTGTGAAAACGGGGGGGATTTTTTTTGTATTTAACCTCATGGAGTGTAGATAATAAATAAGGCCTTGCTGTATTTTACAGGCAAGCTCGAACAGGTTATGTTAAAATAAGTTTGAAGAATAGGCTCGCTAAATATATGACTTAAATATACTTCGAAGAAATTAGGCTTGAAATATAGTCTCGTTAAATATGACTTCGAAATATAGGTTGGTTAAATATGAGACCGAAATAAAGCAAAAATAAACAGCCTAAATAAGTAAGGCAATATAATACGTAACGTCCATCGTTAGCGTTAAAGTTCTTGATTGAATGTTATCGTTAAAGTGCCGACCCGTCCCGTCCCGATTTTGAGACCCATTCTCAGTTTCTTAAAAAGGGCGATTTCTCCGGTGCGAAATCTCTCCACACAAGAAATTATTTGATGTCCGACCCCACGAAAACAGGTATATCGTCCAAAACAATTACCCTATATAAACGCGATTAATTAGCCTAATTGATTTGCCGCTCACGAATGATTGACAAACTATTTAGCCAATCAAAATTCACGAAAAATGATTGACAAAGTAATTTGCCGCTCAAAAATGATTGACAAAAAAAATGCGTGTGATGTACATTATATGCTTGCTTGTGATTCGGAAAAATGAGATAATTATAACAGTGAAGAAAACAACGAACAAAAGGAAATCAAGCTTATGCCGATAACAGCAAAGCAGACAGTAAATCAAGACTGGGATTTCGAAGTCGCTCAAGAGGAGTTATTCCTTCCTGACGGCGCGAAATCGGGATACTTGGCGGCTCGCCGCCTAGACAACAACGAGGTTCTGGGCATCCACACTGACCGTTATGGCATTGTGAAAAACGCCGACCTCGTAGACAAAGCCGAATCCGCTTTTGCGCGGAAGGGGCTGACAAACTACGAACGCCAGATTTATGTCACTGATGGTGGTGCAAAACTGCGCGTAAATTATGACTTCAAGGGCAACGATATTGAAGTGCCAGAAGTCGGTGACAAGATGGGTTTTCGGCTCACCTTGCAAAACTCATTCGACCGCTCTTTGCGCGTGTCGTTTGCGCTGGGGATGCTTCGGTTGGTTTGCACCAACGGGATGCAGACGCTCGAAAAAGAGATGGATATGCTTCGCAAGCACTCCAAGTCTTTTGACCTCGACTCACTCCTAACTGATGACGCTATCGACAAAGCGATGGCGCGATTCGGTGAAAGCGTGAACACGTTTGCGTCACTTGCCCGTTGTGGTATCACCCAAGAGCAAGGCATTTACGCCCTGCAAAACCAAGCGAACACCGGACTCATCAGTGAGAAGGTGCGCGAGGGTATTAACAGCGTGTGGAACAATCCACGCGAAGATGGTGCTGACGGTTCCGTTGGCGATGACCGCAACCTGTATCAGCTTTATAATTCTGCCACGCAGTATTTGACGGCTGACAATCTGGTTGACAAGAAAACAGGCGATGCCGTTGGCACGTTTGAGTCAACTCGGTTTGAGTACGCGAACCGCATCAGCGGTCAACTGCTCAGGCGTTTCAGCCTTGCGACTGACAACCCCAAGCGGCTTGAGAAAATGCTCAAGGCCGTGACGGTTGACGGCGTGAAGGTCGAAAACAACTAGGCCAAAACCTACTCACCCCCGCCTTCGGGCGGGGATTTTTTTTGCCATTGTATGTATTTTTTGCTTGACATCGGCGGGACCGGTCCCGATTTTTGTCAAGCTTATTTTTGTGTTGTTGTGAATAAGTTTGTTCTTGACTTGGAAACGGATGTATAGTATTATATTAACATGATGAACGAATTAGATCAACTCAAGGAAGACATTTGCATGGAGAGCTTCGGTCGCAGCCGAAATCTCGCGCTAGCCGCAGGGCAGTGCGTCAAGTGCGGAACCTACGACCTCAACTTCCGCGATGAACCATCGCAGCGTGAGTACAAGCTCACTGTGTGGTGTCAGTCGTGCCAAGATGATTTCTTCGGCGTAGGGGAGGAGGAATAGATTATGCCGTTTTACGATATCACTGATATGAAAGCTACGGTAAAGAATTTTCGCCGTGATGTTTACCGTAATCTTCGCTTCAAAGACGCAGTTGTTTACTCCGTTCGCAAGGAGGGGATTGTTGAGGGGCACGCTATGGCTATCATTTTAGATGGCAACGCCAAGTATCCTGTCACTTTTGCCGTTGGCCCCAAGGGCAACCAGCGCGTTCGTGATGAAAAGCGCAAAAATGTTCACGCAGTTATTCGCGGTTGTATTGTTAATGCTGTTTGGGCCTACGCAGACATGAGCGAAGACGAATTGAATCACGCTAAGGATGCTTGTGATTATTTTAAGTCTGAGCATATGACTGAGCGAGAGGGGTATGAGTGGAAAGAAGTCACTTACGATCCCTACAAGCATAGGTCTTTTGTCTCAGTAGAAGACGGATCAACAATTCTTATTTCTCGCAAAGTCATTTTGACAGGCACAGAGAATGGGCATACAAAAGTATGGGCGCAGCTTCCTACAACTTTAAGCTTGAACTAAACTCGGATATCGATTAAGATATAGATAGTCATGAAAGCAAAACAACTAAGAAACGGGTCTTTGTATGAAGACACAGAATCAGGAAAAATTGTGCGAGTACTCGGTAAAGTTAACTCTCAAAGAGTATGGACGACTCAACACGAGGAGCGCCCGCAGGCGACGAAGAGCAAGATTTTGGAATTGGCGAGCGATGCGCAGGTCACTAATTACCTGAATGTATCTAAGGCAATCAAAGATGACGACGGTATACCCTACTCTCTAGAATAGAATTATCTTCCATCGGGTGGGGCCCGGGTTTTGGTGTGTTTGACCGGGTCCCACCTCTTTTTTGCTTGACATCCGGCGGGACCGGTCCCGCGTGCCATTTTGGCACACCTCATTGTGAATAACTTTTTGCCCATTGGGACACATTGTCTCTTGACTTTATGGTAAAAATGGGTTATATTATACCCATGAAGGCGAGAAAGACCAAGTACGGATTCATGGGAAGCGCGTCCCGCGAGCATCGCGTGAAGAAGGGCAAAGGTTCTTTCAAGCGTAGAAAAAAACACCAGAAAAAGCTTGACTGACAAGCGGAAAACCCTTATTCTTATGAAGATGATTATGGACGATATAAAACTCACTTACATTCCCGACTCTCACGGCTTTATCAAAGTCTATATTTCCGCCAAGGACGGGGAAACAGTAGAGGCATGGTTTAATGCCTTTTGGAATCACAACGCCACCAGCAATGAAGAAATCGAATGGATTTTTGATAATGAGGGCGCGTTTTGCTCGAATTGGAAAAGGTTCACCAGTGCTATACAAGATATTTTCTTGTTTTCAATTCTAAACGAAAACGAGGACGCTTACAAGGGCGAAAAGGGCGGAGCAATGCCACGCGCAAAAGAATTGGCAAAAGCTAAAATTGACAGCATGGAGAAAAAAGACGGCTCCATGCGATACGGGCGAATCGGTCACGTTTATACGCTGGGCGAGGTTGTTACTAACGATGAAAAATCTTTCTTCTCTGGAAAATCCGCAGGAGAATAAAATTGACACAGGGGGAGAAATCCCCTATAATTGGAGTTGATGATGAAATTGAAATTCGGAGAGCCAAACTCTAAACTTAAGAAATTGGCAAAGAAACTAAAACTGAAACTCAAGACGTTTTCCTTGCCTAGTGGCTGGACGTGTGGAGGTGCGAAAGAATGTTTTTCACGCGCAGACCGTGAGACTGGAAAAATCAAAGATGGAAAGCACACAAAATTTCGTTGCTTTCAAGCAAGCGCGGAAGCTGTTTACCCATCACTACGCAATGCCGTTTGGCACAACATGGATTTGATTGATGCGATTTTGAAAGATCACACAAAAGAATGTAAGTGGGAACCAATCGCGGATTTGATTTGCGAAAGTCTACCCAAGGCTGACATTTACCGTGTCCACGTTGGCGGTGATTATTTTAATTATGATTACATGATTGCATGGTGTGAAGTTGCGAGGCGACACCCTGACAGGATTTTTTACTCCTACACGAAGAGCCTTCACTTGTGGACGTTGTTTCCAAAATGCACAGATGGAACTCGCGCAGGAATCCCACCCAATTTAATTCTAACCGCATCGCGTGGTGGGCATTATGATAGTAAGATAGAAGAAAATGCTTTCAAGTGCGCGGAAGTTGTTTTTAGTGAGCAAGAGGCAATCGACAAAGGATTGGAAATTGACCACGACGACGAACACGCAGCGTTTGGCAAATCATCTTTTGCGTTGTTGCTTCATGGTGTGCAACCGAAGGGCAGCGAAGCAAGCAAGGCGTTGTCAGCAATCAAACGACTAGCCAAGGTTACGGCGTGATTATCATATTGGGATTTTTATGTATTATATTCTTTATCCACCTAGACAACTCAAACAAACGAAGATAAATGAAAAAAAAGCTTGCACTGTATAAGGAAACAGGCTATACTTATTAAAGTGATGAGGGAAACCTTATCGGCTCTTTGAAACAATTTATGTTGCGGAAATTGGTGCGAAATCTCGTTTAGAGACTAGCAGTCTGGTAGCCGAAAGTGAATGCTCTGGGAAAACGTATCCATAACAAGGAGCAGGAGCGAAACGATAGGTATCGGGCGGGGTTCGAATCCTCAACGCGACGACAATTTAGCATAGGTGACGGAACAAACGTCCGACAGAGGAAACGGCCTATGCGACAATTTAAGCTGACGACGGTCGGCTTAAGGGTATGGCTGAATATCCCTCCATCATAAGGGGAAAGGCATAGGGCCATGTGAGAGAGTGCAATCGTATGACTTGCATGGTTCTAGTAAGCTGGAAACAAGAACTGTATTGTGCACTGGCTTTGTAGGTAATGCAGCAATCCTACTACCCATTAATTTTCGTGGTGCTGGATTACAGGCCATGATTAACAGACGCGCCTCAAACGGAAAGCAGGGAAGTATTCCACCTGTCGGCAAGAGAGGGAAGCCGTGGCGCGATAACTGAGAACTCACAATTTTTCCTGTGGTCGGTACAACCGTTAAAGAGATTGTAGGTACCAACGCCGAAGTCCGCCACGTCACTTTTATATAAAGTGGACGATATTATACTAGGCGGCGGGACCGGTCCCGAAATTGAGATTCAGTCTCATTACTTTTCTTCTTGACTCGGATACAGAAAAAGCTTATACTATAAAAACGATGAGAGATTATCCTCTAAAGAGATACGCACTTTTAATCCTGATTGTTTCGAATACTGGTTGCCAGATGACTCAGAAAGTGTGGAGTGGCGTTAAACAATCTTTTGACCCCACAATTGCCCGTGGGGTTAATTCAATGTCTCCTCAGCAGCGTTATGAAAGTGATTATGAAGCAGGGCTGCCAGTTAGTCCAGAACAGTATGGGATAAATGAGCAAGCATGGGATAACGAGCGGGTCTGGGGAAACATGCATAAAATTGGTGCTAGCAACTTTTACATGAGTAATGGTGGCAAAGCCGCATGGGAATTAAAAAGGGTATATGACCCGACAACCAGAAAATTCAGGAACTACAGAAACGAATTCGAATATTTAAATCGATAATTGATTAAAAAGAACTTGACTCGGAAGCGGAAACCGAGTAAGATAGAAACAGTTAGATGATGATTATGAATAACCTACTATATAAAAACTACTGTGTCGGCGCAGAAATGCCTGACGGAACCATCCTGTTGTATGCTGGTAAGACCCGTAACCCTTTGTGGTATGGTGCGAATGCACGTGCCTGTGGAGGTTGGGCTGGTTACCCATCAGGATATTTTGACGAAATCCACGTTCATCACAACTCGCCTAATGACAAGGCTCTTGAACAACGCCACATTAACACTGTCCGTGCTGTGGCTGCGCTCATGCCTGACGTTATTAAGTCGGGGAATATCAACGATGATGGCTTTTATGGTTATCTCGGTGGTATTAGTCAACCTCTGTTCGATAAGATTGTAACATGGGTGCAAAGCACTCGTATTATGACCGAACGCCGAATGGAGGCAAACAAGCGTAAGTTGGCTCGTAAGTTGAGCCAGTTGCGGAAACAACAACAGAAGGCTAACTAACAGTAGGGTCTTGGGGGAAGGGAAAACTTCCCCCTTGACTTTTTAACAGTTATATGTTATATTTAATACAATGAAAGCCTACCACTACATCATCGGAGCAATTATTTTTATCCTTGTCACTTTGGCTGCGGCTAAAGATGTAAAAAAGCAAAGACAAGAATTAAGATTTCCTTTTCAAACTCAACCTGTTGAAGTAGACCAGACACTTCCCGAACAAGCACCGAAGCTAGACCCAAAAGAGTTAATGAGGAGAAAGCATCTCCGAATTATCGCTTGCACCTTGTTGGCAGAAGCGCGTGGAGAGGGTACGGATGGAATGTATGCTGTCGCCGCTGTCATATCACAACGAGCATTAAATCGTAAAATGCACCCAGTAGACGTTTGCTTACAAAGGAAACAATTTTCTTGCTGGAATAGCAAAAGCCTTGATGCTTATAACAATCTTCTTGAATTAAAACCGTGGGGAGTATATGCCGTAAGAACAGCGAGGCTAGTCCTTGACGGTTACGAAAAGAATCAGTATTATCTTGCTCGTGAGGCATTTGGCTGGCCTGACCATTACCACGCTAAAGGAGTAAAGCCTTTTTGGACTAAAGGGCAACAGCCAGTGTGGATACTAAAGAATCATATCTTTTACCGCTTAAACAAAAACGGAGTTCGTCATTATCCAGAAGGAACAGGCACACACTATAAACCAAAGCAATCGAAGTTCAAATAAAAAATAACTTCAAATAAAAAACAACTTCAAATATATTAAGAAGCCAAATAAAGAAGTTCGACCCGTCCCGCCGCCAAATATGGTTCGAAGAATATAACTGACAAATATGACTCGAGAGATTTTTCTCGTGAGATTTTTCTCACGAGATTTTTTTTGAGATTTTTGAAAATGAGAATTTTTGAAGACGAAGATTTTTGAGATTTTCCCGATTTTTACCAATCGGGATATTCGTGGGCATCGTGCCATGCGTCATCCGCATACGTGCCATAGCCGTCATCCATGCTGCCGCCATCACCACAGCACCCACAGCAAGGCGCGTCCTCACAACGGGCATTCGCCTCGTCGTGATCTGCCTCAGTGGGCTCAGTGGGCTCATTCGCCCAATCGGCTGGCCCCATGTCCTCGGTGAAAGTTTCCTCGCAAGAAATGCGAGCGTCGTGGTTGTTGTTGTTATTCATCATTTTTAGAGTGTAGCTGATTTTTAAGATTGTTACAAGGAAAAGTTATTCACAGGTTACTACCCGCTAGGAAATCCTCCTCCACACAGCCCAACTGACTCCAGCCATCTTCATGCACCTCCTGCACACGCTCACGGAAACGCTTCTCATCAAAGCGAGGGTGCGTATCCCTCAAACGGATACAGGTATCCGTAAGGACTGATTCACGGGATTCGTTGTCTTCGATCTCGCCCAAAGTGCAGGCGATGAATTCAAAGTGGCGGCGGGTGAGGTTGAGGCTCGTGATTTGTTGTTTGTTTAACATGCTATAAATGTAACACAGAAACACCCATTTGTCAACCCACTATTTAAGAAAGTTATTCACATTTAGAATGATTCTGAGACTCATTCTCAATTTGACCCGTCCCGTCCCGATTCTGAGATTCAGTCTCAATTCGACCCGTCCCGCGCCGAGTTATTCACAGGCTGTTGATAACTTTTTGAAAAAACCGCTTGACTTTTTGTCATTTATGGGTTATATTATAACAACGAAAGCGAGAAAGATTATGGTGATGCTTGTGGCGAGAGCCTACAGACGGTCTAACCGTTGGAGCATTAAAACAGGGAGCGAGAAAGTCGCCCCACTCACCATTCATAGTTTACAGGATATGGCGGTATTCAGTCCGCGTAACGGGTATTGGATCCCACCACCCTTGCAGACTGTGAATAACTTTTTGAAAAAACCGCTTGACTTTGTGTCATTTATGTGCTATATTATACGTATAGAGAGTAAGAAAAACAAGATTATGACAGAGATAGAACTAAAAAAACAAGAGGCGAAACTTCTCCTCAATCAGCAAGTGAAGATTCGCGCTCCTTGGAACGCCAACCTTCGCGGCCAAATCGCAACCGTCAAGGCCATCATGGCAGACGGTCAAACTCTTGACGTTGAGCTTGCTAATGGTAAGCACGCCTTTCTTGACGTGACTTTCGTGGATGAGATTCAAGAGCGGACACAGTTCGCCAAGACCGAGCAAAGCCTCGGCCCAATCGCCAACAGCGTTGTGCAAGACGGAATTTAGATTATGACAATAGAAAACAAAACACTAAAAGTAGGCGATGAAATTCGCTTTGGTATGCAACTAATGATAGTTGATGAGATTACAGAATTTGACACCATCATTGCAATTGATGAAGATGGTCAAGATTTTGAACTAACAGAGAATGAAATTGACATTTATTAAATTATGAAAATGAAAAGACAACTAATTTTTAAGAGTGGAAAGCCTCAAAACGTAGTGCAGACCACGCGCAAACAAAATCTTGCTGCGGCGAAGTCCTGCGAGACATACAACGAAGCGGTGAGCCTATTCAGGGCGTTGCAACACGCCAACAACATGGGAACGGGTGAAAGTGATTTTGATATTCTTGAAACTCATTTTATTAATGAGAAAGGATTGACCAATTATATTAAGGAGGGATTATAAGATTATGAAAAAAAACACAACGGAGCAAACTATCGCAGAAATTAAGGCAGACATCAAACGCACAGAAAAACATACTTGGTATTGTGAGCTAATCATTGCCGCCTGTGTTGGCGCGTCTATTGCTTTCGCTTTCGTTATTGCCCATTTAATGATAACAGGCCCAGCGTGGACATGGTGAGCCGATAAAAAAGTTAAAAAAAAGCTTGACACCGGCGGGACCGGTCCCTGAGACTCAGTCTCATTAGAGGTAGGACAATACCTGTCCCACCGTTAAAACTATTTTTCAGACCCTCATTTGACCCCACAAAAACAGGGTTATTCTGACCGATTTATTTTCGCCCAGCCATTGACTTTTTGTCATTTATGGATTATATTTAGGTATGTTAAAGATGACAGAGAAACAAAAAGCCACTTATGAACTTTGGTTCTTGGGTGATGTCTACGAGTCTGGTGTTAAGACTCGCGAAACCTTCAACAGGTTTTTAGTTGAGGCTGGATCTCTCTTGCGTATCGCCATAGACGAGAAAATTCTCGTTGGTGGTGTTGAGATTGTAGAAGTCAGCCCTGACGGTAGGGTAGTTGATTCGGTTTGGTCAATGAATGTTGACGAATTTGAGAAAGTTAATGGGTAGGACTACGGATGTCCCACCCTCTATGGTATACTAGACGCATGAAGAATATGAAAAACAAAACTAAAACCTACAACGTAGAGTTTACGACAGCATTCGCTGGCTCTCGTTATATTAACATTGTCCTAGAGGCGATTGACTCTCACCAAGCTGAATGGGTTGCTCGCAACCTTTGCCGCTTTGGTTACATTAGCAACACCACCGAAACCGATGAGGTTGCTGCTTACACTGAAGCAACTCACGATTGGGCTTATGATGAAGATTACGAAGTTTACTCCTAAAAAGATTATGAAGAAAACAAAAAGACAACTGATTGAGGAATTACCATCCTCAAACCTACGCAAAGAACACGAAAAAGAAATTCTCATTCACGGGATTTTTATGGGTGTTTTAATTGGTAGCCTATTCACGGGAATTATGATTCACCTTTTGGAAAAGCTTTAAGATTATGAAAGAAAAACAACACTACTATACAGAACTCCGCGCAAAGGGGTTTAAGTACACCAACAAGTTCAGCGGATTTGATTCTGCTTGCGCTCACTTCTCAACAGAGTTCGAGCCTTATACTCTCGGCTGGGTAACTGCACAGGTTGAAGCCATCGATAAAATCGGTGGACAACAAACCTCTCACGGTTGGGTTGACTATACCGTTGGCAAAACATTTGCCCAAACGGGTCACAAAGAAGTAACCGCTTCTTGCCCTTCATACTTTGAGGGGCACCGTAGCCAACCAGTATTTGAGGAGGTAAAGTAATTTATGAAAACACAAACAAGAAACATTATTAACGCGAACAACGAAGATTCAAGCGAACCTTTTGCAGTCGCACAGCACATCATCCTAAAAAACTTTTGGGAGTATTACCTAGAGCAAGCAGATGAAAACGGCATTGCCTTTGGTTTTGTTATGGGTGCAGAAAATGAATGGGGAAGCGTGGATCTCAACGAGATTAAACCTTACGTGTTGAGCGTTGCAGGATACGGCAGCACCGAATCACTTAATGACGTCATGCCTCCAGCGGGCTATCGCTGGGAAGACGAGTAAGATTATAAACTAAACAAAGTAAAAGAAAGAAAACCAAATTGGAAAACATAACACTAAACGAAAACGGAGATGCCGCCATTGTAGACGGCAAAGAATACCCAGTGCATGGCTTTGACTATGCTGGATCAGAGGCAATCACAATCCCCGCATTGGATTTGATCTCTTACGACGATGGCGACACATGGGGAGACTTGGAATAATGATTAAACATAAGAAAACACCACTATCAAAGAAGCTCAAGCCTCAGTATGCGTGCCACTATGAAGAAGATGGCACCAAGGTAGAGACTTGGGTCAAGAAAGATTACAACGGCATTGTAATTGCTCGTGTGCGTCAAGTGACTAACATCTTTGGCGAGATGTTACCCAAGGAAACTGTCGAGAGTCTTCCAGACCACCGATGGGTACTCTAATTTGCGTTTGCAAGCATAGATTAGATTCGGCGATAAGTTTATAAAAAGACTTGACTTCTATAGGCGGCGGGACCGGTCCCGAGCGCCATATTGACACACGAAAAACGCTATTTGTGCCACATTGTCTCTTGACTTTGTGTCTTTTATGTGGTATATTATAACAATGAACAACGACATGAGAAGTTTTGAGATTTGGATTCTTATCAGCATAGTGCTGTTTATCGGTACGCTTGCTTTCGGTTTTTACATCGAGAGCATTTAGATTGTGAATAACTTTTTGAGAATATCGCTTGACTTTTTGTCATAAATGGAGTATATTATAACAATGAAAGAGATGAACAAGAAAACCTTAAAACCCTTATTCGACCTAGATGGCACGCTCATCAAGGAAGACAGAGACTCTGACAGGTTATTTGATTTCTTTCGCCCTCACGCGATTCTCGCACTGACAGAAGATGATTTGACTCCTCTCGGCATATTGGTCAGAGACTCTGGAAAAGAATTTGACATCCTCACCGCAAGAGGTCATCAAAACGCGGAATTTGTTAGAATCGCTTTAAGTGCTCTCGGATTCAACGTAGGCAGAATTGTTACCGTTGGAATCGACATTAACGAAGCTTCCGACTTGGATAACATCAGCAGCAAGAGAGTGGCTGAAAAGAAAATCAGAATTGCCAAATTCGTTCAACGTAAGCTAGTTGACAACGACGAAAGAAACTTACGAGGATTAGGTGAGTTAGGTGAGTTAGTAAGTGAGACACAAACAGAATTTTAATCTTGACAAAGAAACAGAAAACCCGTATACTATAAAAAGATGATGAAGAAAAACAAACTACCTATCGTTGGAAAAATTCAAGACATCAACGACGAATTCAACAAAGCATTTCGCGATGAAGTGATGATGCCAATGGTCACGTTCGCCGTGACGCTCATGGTGTTCGCCGTGATGCTTGATTATTCGTTTCAACTCGTTGAAGCGATTGACATTATCCTAACCAACTAAGATTATGAAAAACCTATTAAATGCAATTGATGACCTCCTGTGGCCTTTGGGTACCGCTCTACTCGTAATCCTTGCGAGCGTGCATTTCGTGCCTATGTTTATCGGCCTTTTGATTTTTTAAGTAGTCACTAAAACCTACGCTTGAGCCCTGAGCTTGTTATCTATTCCAAGCTTGTAACGAAACAGCGTGATGATTATGACTGCGACCCCCCTAGGGGGTACCCCCCCGGGGGCATACCCTTGGGGGGGTTATTATACTATTAAAGGCTTGACATTATATAGCGGCGGGACCGGTCCTGCTTGGTACGTATACGTATAGTACGTATGCGTACAGTGTGTGTGTATGTGTGTGGTAGTACGTATGCGTACAGTGTGAATAACTTTTATTAAAAAAGCCCTTGACAAATGCCTTGGTGTGTGTTATATTATTACCATGATGAACGAAGAATCGATATACAAAGTAACCCTAGTCAAAGGGCCACAAACATCTATTATGCCTATTAAGGCACGTGATGAGGCGCACGCTGTACGTATAGCGCAGCACATGGGCCTAGGCCTAGTGGTGAGGGTAGAATTCGCCTGTATAGACAATTTTAACTAAACAACAAAAGGATAAACATATGATAAGCATAGGATTCGAGACACTCGTAGGCATAGGGCTAGTAGCATACGCACTATGGAAAACAGATAAAAAGAATTTGGGCATAGTGCTCATTGGCTTGGCTGGTGTGGCATTAGCCATATTGGGTAGACATAGTTGTGGGTGGTAGGGGGTACACCCCCCACACCCCCCCTAGGGGGGTGTGAATAACTTTATTAAGAAAGCCCTTGACTTTTAGGTGATTATAGACTATATTACATACAGATGAAGATGATAATGAAACTACTCGGAGCTAAGTACATGGTCACCAGCCATGCTGGCACACGCTACTTCTGGAGGCTTAATGCAGCCATCAAGGCAGTACAGCATAACGTAAGCAGGGACATAGTATGGACGCTTAACTATAAGCCCGCTTATGTACATAACCCTGTATTCACCAGCGTACACCCTGACGCTGCTAACTATCACACTGCTAGGCCCTAGGGCGTACCCATCTACTAACAAGCATGGACACAGGCTTATGTAAACAACACATACATCTTATATTAAAAGCTTGACATTGTATAGCATCGGGACCGGTCCCGTTATTGAGAATTAGTCTCATTACAATTGTGAATAACTTTTTCATATTATCGCTTGACTTTTTGTCATTTATGAGGTATACTATATGTATTGAGAGTGAGAGATTAAAGATGATGAAAACAGAAAGCATATTCGACGTAACCTTTGAAGATGGTGGAAGCGTATTTATTCAAGCAATGGATGAAGAACACGCGCGCCGTATCGTAGAAACAAACAACTTGTGGCGTTGGAACACTGAAGATGAGGGCCACGCTCGCACCGTAAGAAAGATTGAGAAAGTCTAAGGGTAGGACAGCCTTTGTCCCACCCCTCGTGGTATACTTAACGTATGAAAATGATTATGAAAGAACAAACTAACAAAGCAAACAACCTTCGCCTTGGAGCGATTTACATCAACACCAACACTGGCGCACCTTGCCGCTTGGTCAACATCGTTGCCTGTCAAGGCGTATGGTTAGAAGCCTATGACGGACAAGGCTATGGTGACCTTGTGAAATTCGAAGATGTAGCGTATGCTGACACGGATGAAGTCCAAGACTATTTGGATGACTATCGTGCTTACACCGCAAGCGAGAAAGCTCCAGCATACAAGCCAGAGCGTGAGTATGCTTACGGCAAAGAGATTGTGCGTGACTCTGATGGCTCTGCTGTTATCGGATGGTACGATGACAATGATGGCAACGACATTCGTTGCAGAGACTAACACTATTAAACTTAACCCTTATTATATTATGACAAAGAAACATTTGGAATTCCTCGCCGCTCTCATTAACGCCGCACACAACGGCACAAGCGCAGAGACGCTGGCCACGCTGGCCGCCGCCTACTGTGCCAAGACCAACCCGCGCTTTGATGAAGCGCGTTTTCTGGCCGCGTGCGGAACCCACCTACCGCCACCCCCTGAGGTGATTGAGAGCCAAGACGACAACCGCAGGCCAGATGGTAAGGTCAAGCGCATGTACGGATTAGAAAATCACGCGCCGTAAGGCGCGGGGGGCATACCCCCCCCATTTATGAAAAAAACGGAGGGGCACATTTTAGAAAACGGGCGGGGGGGGTTAAAAATGAGTCTCCCCGAGGGCCTAAAAATCCCCCGGGGGCTTATTAAAATAATTTAAATTATCTAATACCGCTAGAATATACAATAATCAGCGCGGCGTTCGATGGGGTAAAATTAGTACAATGGATAGGATAAGCTAAATTTAATGCCGTTTGACCGGGTATAGTAATTTGATCTAAATGAGGTTGATCATTAAAATTAATAGTATGTTGACCGGCAGCAGCGTTGATTACATTAAAAATATGAAATTGACCTGTAACCGCTGTGCTTCCAGCCATTGTCCTCAACTGTACTCCGTGAGGGAATCCTGTGTCTTGATAGCTTACATTCATGTTATTTACTTACACTATATATTTTAGTTTTGACCGCATCCTTGACAAGGGCCCTGAGGGTCTACCGATTTAGAGCGGGAGTTTTCATATTCTTTTCTATTAATATAATTTTCCATTGCTTCCTCTGCTTCTTCGCGACTAGGTGGATTTTTAAAGATATCTCTAGAATGGTCTTTAATAAGCTCCGAAAGACCCCAAAAAGTATTTCTATTATAATTGAGAGAACCTTTATCAGCGGGACGAGAGGCGGTTACTCTATCGACCCCTCCTTCCTTTCGGATTCTATAACGATGTACGGGAGTATCATCATCTAGAGAAACCTGTTTGGAAGAATGGGCGACAGGAACGATATCTTTAATATATTTTAAATGATACCATAATAAAAGATCTTCGAATCCAGTATTGAATATCTTGTGTTCGGGGAAGAAAACTCCATCTTCTGGCAAAAAGTTACAATCAAATAAAGTAGCCCAAGGTCCGAATCTAAGGGTATCTACAGAATATTGAGCATTATTAATTCGAGGCTGAAAGGGGAATGGATTTTTTTCCCACGCTCCGACAACGAAAGGAGAATTTTTCTCAACGGCGGTATGTATCATATTCGGACGTTCGGGTAACATGTCGTCGTCTGCGTCCATAAATAAAATTGATTGATAGTCTTCTTTAAAATTATGCGCTTCTTTAATAAGGCGGTTTTTTGCTTCTCCCACTGTAGAAGCTTTATCGTATTCGTATAAATGAACCTTGTCTGCGGTTATCCTGCCCGCCTCTACATATCTAGCTAACTCTACTAAAGAGTTATCTGTAGAATCATCATCTCCAACCAAAAGTATCCAACTTTTATCTTTTAAAGATTCATCTAGGCTAAGAAGGCAATTTTCTAAACAACTTTCTTCATTGTACATGGAAAGCAATACTTGATAGCCATGTCTCTCGGGTTGATATTCGTTTGACCACATATTTACTTGATTTTTTACAAGATAACATATATTATAAAATAGTCAAATGAAAGGTATAATTTTAACTGGAGGACACGGTTCAAGGCTATATCCTTCAACCTTGGCTACGAACAAACAGCTTTTACCCGTCTTTGATAAACCCATGATCTATTATCCGTTGACGACGTTAATGGAAAACGGCGTTAATGATATTTGTATTATTACAAACCCTGCCTCCACGTCGAACTTCAAAAAATTAATGGGAGATGGGTCTCAGTGGGGTATAAAAATTATATACAGAGTCCAAAAAGAGCCCAAGGGGATTCCCGAGGCATTTTTAATTGCTAAAAGCTTTCTAAAGCGTGACGACGGAGTAGTTTTGATACTCGGAGACAATATTTATTATGGAGCAAATGATATTTTGCAAGATGCTTTTTATAATTTTAGTTCAGGCGGTACGATCTTTGGTTATCGCGTGGAAGACCCAAGACGATATGGGGTTGTAGAGATGCAAAGCAATAAAGTTTTATCTCTCGAAGAAAAACCCAAAAAGCCTAAAAGCAATTTCGCTATACCGGGACTCTATCTTTTTGACTATGACGTAATCGAAATTACAGAAAAATTAAAACCCTCTAAACGTGGCGAGCTTGAGATTACAGACGTTATGAAAGCGTACCTTCGTGATGATGCCCTAAGTGCATTTAAGCTCCCTAGAGGAACAGTGTGGCTCGATGCGGGTACTTCTAGTAGCCTGTTTGATAGCTCCGCGTACGTTCAGACGATTGAAAAGCGACAAGGCGTAAAAATTGGCTGCCCAGAAGAAGCGGCTTACCAACAGGGTTACATTAACAAGACACAATTAAGAAAATTAATAAAAAACACTCCTGATTGTGAGTATAAAAATTATCTATTAACAATATTAAAAAATGAATAACACAGAATGTAATCATGTACTAACAAAAATAGCTTCTAAGTATAAAGCTTATACAGATAAGTGCCCAATGAGCGAGTATAACATCCAACATGTATATACTGAGATTTATGGGCCTTTATTCGAGCATTTAAGGTATGAGCCCGTAAGATTACTCGAAGTTGGTGTTAGATGGGGCGGTTCGTTGGCAATGTGGCGTGATTTTTTCCCTAACGCAGTAATTTATGGGGTAGATATTAACCTCTCTCAGATGGTCGGTGAGCTAAAATCTGTAAATGTTATAGAAGGAAATGCGTATGACGAAGATTTTGCGAAAAAACATTTTGAAAATACAGAATTTGACATTATGATTGATGACGGAACCCACGCGGAAAAAGACATTATAAAGTATTTTAACATTTATCGTAAATATTTAAAAAAAGGCGGTTATTTAATTGCTGAAGACATCGCGACTATTGAATTAGCAAGAAACGTTATCGATAATTTTAACGGGCCTATTAATAATATGAGCATAATTGATAGAGCTCATTGTATTCCTTCAACGAGAGGAGAGAGAATGATCATGTATAAAGGCTGCTAATGAAAAAAGAAAATTATTTTAATAAACTTAAGTCTCCTATTCCCCAGCATCTTACTCCAGAAGAGAGGGAAAGGTGGGAAGAGGAGCACGAGTGGGAATTACAGGAAAGAGCGAGACGTAGAAAAGAGGGTTTTTATGATCAAAAGCCTAAAAAGAAAAATATAGGTTGGAAACTTATACAAAAATTGTTTAAAAAGAGCTAAAAAGGATCATTAATGGTATTACTTTTAGGAGGAAGCGGATATATAGGCAATCAGTTTTTAAAAGAACTGAAGAAAATGGGCATAAATACTTATGACTTATCTCGTTCTGAATATGATTACTATGATGTAGACACACTAAGGCGCTTAATAAAGACTAAGGGGATTAAATTTTTAATTAATTGTGCTGGGTATACTGGTAAACCCAACGTGGACGCTTGCGAAGATAATCAAAAGGAAGCCCTTCGAGGAAACGTGACGCTTCCTAGAGTCATAGCAAAAGCCTGTAGGTACTCAAAGGTTCCTTGGGCGCACGTCTCTTCGGGATGTATTTACAATGGAACCAAGGGGGCTAATGGATTTACTGAAAAGGATGTACCTAATTTTACATTTGACTATGGTAACTGTAGTTATTATTCTGGTACAAAGGCTATGGCAGAAGAAGCACTATTGAAAGAATCAGATCAATGTTATATTTGGAGGTTAAGGATACCGTTTGATGAATTTGATGGATCAAGAAATTATTTGTCTAAATTAATGCGTTACCCAATGCTCCTAAGCGTTGATAATTCTATTTCTCATAGGGGAGATTTTGTTAAATATTGTCTAGCGTTATGGCAAGCGAAAGCAGATTTTGGTATATATAATGTAGTTAACACCGGTGCAGTAACAGCAAAACAAATAACGGAAAAAATGAAGGAGATATTAAATAATGATATGTCTTTTAAGTTTTTTCAATCTGAACAGGATATGTATAGTTTAGGTGCCGCTCGTACCCCACGTTCTAATTGTGTTTTAGATAATACTAAGTTAAGAAAAGCCCTTTACCCCAAAAGGGTTCGTACCGCTCTCAAAGCTGTAGAGCATTCACTTAAACATTGGATAGAAGAAGGTAAAGAAAAAAAAGATAATGGAATCCCCAATTCGTATTGGGATTAATTATTTTAATTATTGTTGTTTTATTTGCCATGAGAAAAGAAATTAAATTTCCATCTAGCCCCCCTCCTGTTGACGATGGAAATATATACTTTCTATTAACGAATATAAATAAATTATGAAGATTATCGCTGAGATTGGTATAAATCACAATGGAGAAGTCTCTTTGGCTAAAAAGCTAATCGACATTGCTTTAATTGCTGGATGTAGCCATGTAAAGCTTCAAAAGCGTAATCCAGACCTCTGCGTACCCGAACATCAAAAAAACGTCTCTAAGAGTACTCCTTGGGGCAATATGACCTATCTGGAGTATAAGCACAGAATCGAATTTAACCATAAACAATATAAAGAGATATTTGACTATTGTGATCTTAAAGGCATAAAGTGCTTCGCGAGCGTTTGGGATAAAGACTCTGTAGACTTCATGATGAAATATGCCGATATGGCAAAAATCCCTTCTGCTTTAATCACTGATTTAGAATTATGTGAATACGCGAGGTGGAAGAACAAAGAACTATTAATCTCTACAGGTATGTCCACAGAAGAGGAAATAGAGCAGTGTGTTGAAGCTTGTAGTCCAGATGTAATTTTTCATACCAACTCTACTTATCCGGCTCCCGTCTCAGAGCTTAACCTTTCGTATATAACTTGGTTAAAGGAGAAATACCCTCATTCAATTATTGGATATAGTGGACATGAATACGGTTTGGTCCCAACGTTTGCTGCTGTTGTCATGGGGGCGGAATATATTGAAAGGCATATTACCCTAGATCGAACAATGTGGGGGTCTGATCAAATGGCCTCGGTAGAGCCTGCGGGATTAATCAAAATGGTCAAAGCTATTAAAGATCTCAAATCAAGCGTGGGTCATGGAGGCCCACGTGAATTGTTAGAGAGTGAAAAAGCCAAAAGACAGAGTCTAAGAAAATGAAACGAGCCTTACATCTATTTCCATCCGACGGACATAATAACTCTGGAGATTTTATTATAGGCCCCGCAACGAAATGGCATTTCGAAAAAAATATTGTAAAAGAAGAAATAGAGTGGTCCAACAAAAATGTTAGGGATTATTTTGAAGATAAAGATGCTGACATGGTTAATAAGTATGATTATTTATTAATTGGAGGAGGTGGTTTAATATTACCCGATACTAACCCTAATAATATATCATGCTGGCAATGGCCCGTATACTGTGATACTCTAAGAAAAATAACTGTCCCTATTTATGTTTTATCTATAGGTTATAATCTATTTTATAACCAAAAAATTACCATGATGAACCAAGCGGTCCCATCAGAGATTCCGCAAAGGTCTACTATTTTCAAAAACAATATTGAGACTTTAATTGAAATTAGCAAGCATTTTTCGTTAAGGCATAATGGAGATTGTGACCGACTAAAAGAAATCGTTGATCCAGAGTATCATGATAAAATCAAATTTGAATTTTGTCCCACTATAGAGTTTTCTAAAGATTATAAAGAGAAACACAAATTATCGTCCGATACAAGGGATATATACGCATTTGAGGTTAAAGACGATAGACCAGATAGGAGATATCATAATACATCCAGACAAATTTTTTATGATCACTTAAAGAATTTTATTCTGCATCTTTTATCCTTAAACAAAAAAGTTTGTGTTTTATCTCATGACGGAAGCACGTCTTTTAAATCTTATCTTGATAAAGTAGGCGTAAACGTGGGCTTTATTAGTAACGCTTTTTCTACGGAAGAAAAAATTATATCCAATTACTTAAAGATCGACAAATTATTTTGTATGGCTGGACACAGTCAAATGATGGGGCATGCGCTGGGATGTAACGTGATTAGCATGATCAGCCATAATAAACAAAAATACTTCTTAGAAGACATAGGGGAATATATCGATAACAAATATGTTGATGTTAACAACGAACATGTATATAGTAAACTAATGGGAATATATGAACAAATATAATCCGCACAACCCTCACGTAAGCCCAACGGAGATAAAGCGATCTTTATCTAAGCATAAAACCGAAGAGCACATAGACTATAAAAGTTTTTATAATGAAATAAATTATATTTCCCCGGGTATTCATATGCGAAGCTATTATGATGTTTGCGTGGGTAAACTTAATGAGGGAGAAAAGTGGTTAGACGTAGGCTGTGGGTGCGCAAATTTTTTAAAACAAGCTATATCCGATAAAAATATAAAGCTTTACGGAATGGACGTAGTTGACGAAAGTGTTACTCGCGCGATTAAGAACGGGGTTAATTGTATTAAAAATTCCGCGTCAGACCCATATCCTTATGAAAATGAAAGTTTTGATATGGTTACCTCAACGGACGTGTTAGAGCATTTACATCCGAACGATGTAGACAAAGCTTTAAAAGAAATATTCAGGGTAGTAAAAAATAATAGGCACGCCCTCTTAGCTCCAGCAACGACGCCCGACCTAACGGGGCTCTTGCACCTTACCGTGCAATCCAGAGATTGGTGGGTGAAGAAACTACAAGAAACGGGCTTCCAATTAGTTTCATACGTTGCCTACAAAGGAATTCTTTTGCGCAAATGAAAACTTTTTCTCTTATCTTGGCTCGAGGAGGGAGCAAGGGTATACCTAATAAAAATATAATCAAATTGGGTCATATTCCCCTCATTCAATATTCTATAGAAGCCTCTAAGGCGTCCAGTGTTGACCAAACATGGGTAAGTACAGACTCTTTAAAAATAAGAGACACCGCAGCTAAGTTGGGAGCATTTGTTATAAACCGGCCAGACGAAATTTCCCAAGATAATTCAAAAAGTGACGAAGCTCTAGTCCATTTTGCGAAAAATATAGATTTTGATATATTAGTATTTATTCAGCCCACTTCTCCCCTACTTAAAGCGAAAGACATTGATAAGGGGATACAAATGATGAAAGACTATGATTCCGTCTTTTCCGTTTACAAAGAGCACTGGATTCCCGAGTGGAATTTGAATGGAACCCCTTATCATTGGGATATCGCTAATCGGCCGATGAGACAAGACGTTCCCGAAACTTATGTGGAAAACGGAGCTTTTTATATTACTACTAAAAAAGCCTTGTTAAATTCTGGGTTAAGATATAGCGGTAGAATAGGGATGACGGAGATGCCCAAGAATAGAAGCTTTCAAATAGATACTCCAGATGACTTAGAATTAGTAAAAAAGCTTTTATATTAATTCGTTCCATGCTATAATTAATAGTATGAATAAATTTGTAGAAGACTTTCAAGAAAACGGATTTGCTCTAGTTAAAGGCGTTCTTACCGGGAAAGAGAACGAAAATTTTAGAAAAATAGTCGAAGAATACTTCGCTGATCATCCGAGTTTAAAATTCAGCGGAGGAAGATGTCTGGGCGGATATACCAATATCACACCAGAGCTAAAAGAGCTAAACACCTTTCACGAAGACAAAAAAATGTTAGATATCGCTAAGGCTATTCTCGGAGAAGGTTTTATTTTCGCAGGGCATAGTGACCTTCACCAAGACAAAACAACAGATTGGCATAGAGATATTCTAATGGGGCCGTATAAAATATATCAACAACGTGACCTGTGGGATGATGATTATAAAATTATTAAAATCGCATTTCTGTTACAGGATCATAGTGACAATGATTACGGGCTATGGGTTGTCCCTAAATCACATAATAGGCGAGACGATGATCCCTCTGTGAGAGCCGAGGGAGAGTATTGTGTACATAGTGAAGTGGGAGACGCGATTGTATTTGACCAAAGAATATTACATAGAGGACAGCTATTATCTCAATATGTAGAGGAGTATAATCAATCGAGGTATTTAATTACATTCGGATACGGACTAGACAATACTCATACGGCCGAGCACGCACGAGGCACCGCAGCGAGACAGCAAGATCAACGAAGGAATCTTACTTACAAAAATGGCTAAATTAAAAAAAATATCTGATTCTGACTTTGATCTTAATAAATCAGTAATTATTGCTGGTAAAGGCCCTACTATATCTAATGTCGAAAAGTTTTTAAGTGGGAAAGACCTAAATGACTTTTATATTTGCGGGGTTAATACCGCTTACCAGCTTTTGCCTAAAGTAGATTTTTTATCTTTCTGTGACACAAATGTCTTAGATATTTTAAACAAAAATAGAAAAGACTTTAATAAAATTAAGAGCCTTGTCTGCCCGTTGGTCTTGAGAAAGATGTATGACAACGGAATGTGCTTCGACACGGATAAGACTTATGAGTGGCTTCTGGAAGAGCTAAAAGATCTAGATATAAATATATATAATTTTAAATTATTTACTCAGCACTTATTTTTAGAAATAGATAGCGGAAAGATGGATGATTTTTATTTTAAAAGCTGCGGGGAAAAAGCAAAGTCAATTCCTCCTGAAGATACTTTAACAAGTAGCTATCATTGTGGATTATTGTGGTTAACGAAAGCGGGTTTCAAGGATTTTCATATTTTTGGAGTAAGCCAGCAAAACGAATATCACGCTTCTTTTAGCGAAAGTAATGATTGTGGAAATGATAGAGATAGTAAATGGTACGCAGAAAACTCGTTGAAGGGAGAGAGTATTTTAGAGGAAAATCACTGTAAATATCAATATCACTGACCCTCAAAAAGTGTATTATAATTAGAGGCTATGAATCTTTTAGTCACAGGTGGAGCAGGTTTTATCGGAACCAATTTCGTTAAAATGATGCTAAGAAAAAGAACGGGCGTTAAGTTATTAGTCGTCATGGACAGTCTTACATACGCTTCTGATTTTAGTAACCTCGAAGAAGATCTAGACGATTATGCTGATTTTAAGTTTGCTAAAGTCGATATAAAAGACGATAAATATATTGATTCGACCTTCGAAAAATATGGTATTACCCACGTAGTACATTTTGCAGCAGAAACTCATGTAGACAATTCTATTATCGGGCCAAGAGCTTTTGTAGAGACGAACATCCTCGGGACCTTCAATCTTTTAGAGTCTGCTAGAAAACATGAGGTGGAAAGGTTTCATCATATCTCTACTGACGAAGTATTCGGTCATTTGGGAGAAAAGGGTAAGTTCACAGAAGATACTCCTTATGCTCCTAGGAACCCGTATTCGGCTTCTAAGGCGTCTTCTGACCATTTGGTAAGGTCATACTACCATACGTACGAATTACCTGTGACGATCTCAAATTGCTCTAATAATTACGGCCCCTATCAACATGAAGAGAAACTTATTCCTACCATTATTAATTCCATTTTAAAAAGAAAAAAAATACCAGTATACGGCCAAGGTTTAAACGTAAGAGACTGGATACATGTCGATGATCATTGCGACGCGCTATTAACTGTCTTGAAGAAGGGCGTCCCGGGAGAAACATATAATATCGGAGCCAACTGCGAAAAAAGAAATCTTGATGTTATTGTCTCTATTTGCGATATCTTAAAAGTAGAGCTCGAAGACTGTACAGAATTTGTTTGTGACAGATTAGGCCATGATTTTAGATATGCCATAGACGCTTCTAAAATTATAAAAGAATTAAAGTGGAAGCCTAAGATCCCATTCGAAAAGGGTATTAGTAAGACCGTAGCGCATTATAAGAGTAAATATGATACTGAATTTAGAGACTTATAGCGTGTAAATATAATTAATGCTTGATAAACAAGTCAAATCAAAAGGGAAAGTCAAGATCAGAGGAGACAAAAAACTCGCGGAAGATCTAAACGAAACCAAAAACAAATATATTGCCGAAAACCCAATTGAAAGGCAAATTAAAATCAACCAATTTCCTTGGACGGAAAAACAAAAAGAATTTTTCAGAATAGCTTTAGATTATAATACTAAAATTATTTTCGTTAACGGCCCAGCAGGGACCTCTAAAACCCTTTTGTCCACTTATTGCGGATTGCAGCTTCTCAACATGAAGGCTATTTCAGACATTATGTATCTTCGATCTGCCGTGGAGAGCTCAGAAAAAAGTCTGGGGTATTTACCCGGAGACGCTAACGAAAAATTAAGATTTTATAATTTACCTTTTCTGGATAAGCTAGACGAACTATTAACTACGACTAAACCAGAAAAGCTAGAAGAGCAACGTAGGATTTCTATGTTCCCAGTCAATTTCGCGAGAGGAATGAATTGGAAGGGAAAATGTATTATACTTGATGAAGCTCAGAACTCTACAATAAAGGAGGTCGTGACCGTTCTTACGAGAATGGGGCAGGGCAGTAGGTGTTTCGTTTTAGCGGACCCGATGCAAACGGACCTTAGAAGCGAGAGTTGTCAGGGAGCGTTTGAAAACTTATCAAAACTATTCTCAGACGAAGAAAGCGCAGCAATGGGAATTTATACGTTTAACTTCTCCGAGGAGGATATTATGAGATCAGAGTTAGTTAAATTTATAGTCCAAAAAATAAACAAAGAAGGAGAAAGCAAATGAGTGACCAAGCAAGAACTAAAAAAGAAGTAGAAGCCGACTTGTTACTCAAGCAAGCCGAACTAAAATATAAAGAGGCCGAGATTGAAAAGACTAAAGCCGAAACCAAGAAGGTCCAAGCAGAAGCTGGAAAAGCTCAGCTAGAATTTGAAAAGGCCCACAACTCTAGAAGCAAAGAGTTATATACGGACGAAGAAAATTATTTATATAGATTCTCTAAAGACGTAAACCACCATTCCGTACAAGCATGTATGAGCAAGCTCACAGAATGGCATCGTAAAGACTCCAAGTGCAAAATAGAAATCGTTTTTTCTTCTCCCGGAGGAAGTATCGTTGACGGATTTGAATTATTTGATTTCATTCAAGAACTTAGATCTAAAGGTCATCATATCTCGACGGGCTCGTTGGGTATGGCCGCTTCTATGGCGGGAATCCTTCTCCAAGCTGGAGACACTAGGTGGATTGGTCATCAAGCATGGTTGATGATTCACAGAGCCGCGTTCGGAGCCATAGGTAAAACGTATGAGATAGAAGACGAAGTAAGACTTGTTAAAAGAATCGAAGAGCGCGTCCTAGATATCTTTACATCAAGATCCAAGCTCAGCAAGCGCAGGCTCAAAAGAAACTGGGATAGAAAAGATTGGTGGATTGACGCAGACGAATGTCTAGAGTTAGGTTTGGTAGACGAAATTAAAGCTATGATGCCAGAGCACCAAGTTAGCGCCAAAAGCAAAAAGAAGGTTAAAAAAAATGTACGGAAAGCTAAAAAAAGTTTGGAATAAAATTAGACATTGGGGCTGTAAAGTAGGATTATGTAATCTAGACAGGTGCAAATGCCAATGTCATGAAAATAAGTAATTCACATAAGTTTATTTTTTTATCTAACCCGAAGTGTGGCTCTAGTTCACTAAGGAGGACTTTATATCCTTATAGTCAGATAGACGCGCATAGTTTATATAAAAATGCTCCGTCGGGAAATAAAGAAATTATAAAACAAAATTTCATTAATATACTACATATAAGCGCTAAGGAGCTTAAGCACAGTATTAATCAATCAAACCTTCCTGATATATGGGACGAGTATTATACATTTAGTACAGTTAGAAATCCTTGGAGAAAAATGGTTTCTTGGTACTTTTTCCTTCAGCCCGATAAAAATATGTTAACGATACTAGATGCTCGTAACGCCTATGATATAGACTCTGCCTATACTCCGCACTTTAATGATTTTGTAGACCATTTGGCCAATAACGCCCGAGAGACCCTTCTTCCTAGTTATGATTTCTTTTTTAAAGACTGGGATACCGGAGCGGAACTTATGGATGATGTTTTTAAACTGGAAGACCTAGACGCTACGCTCCCTCCCCGTCTCGAAGAAAAGACAGGCCTTAAGCTGGAGACTCCCTTGCCTAATTATATGCCAGATTTTAAATTAGAAGCTCAATCCAAGCATGTTAAATTTAAAGGCGACCCTTACGATTTATACAACGAATCTTCCAAACAATTCGTTAGTGAGTTCTACAAAAGTGATATAGAAAAATTTGATTATTCCTTCGGAGAATAATTAGTCTCCTATTCAATTTCTCTGTGGTCTATTAACTTCAACAATGCGTAAGCTTTGTTATTAATCATACTTAACTCGACACTAATCCCGGGGTCATCATGTTTACAAAAAGGAAAAGATATGTCTAGTATCTCGTTTATTAGTTTTTTTGCTTCTTCTTTACCGTCTTTGCTCATGCTATATCTTACAGAAATAAGCACAAAAAATCAATAAAATATTGAAAAGTATGGTATAATATAATGTTATGCTAAAGACATATTGTCAAAATTGCGGGTCATTAAATCAATACGTATCAGAAAAACCTAATTTTTGTAACAAGTGTGGAATTAAATTTTCTCACGCTTTAGCCACCTCTGATACAGAACTTAAGGTCGACGCCTTCGGCGTGGTAGAAGAGGTCGTTGTCGATGACCCCGATCAAACCATAACAAATATTTTAAAACTGGGAGGGCTAGATGTAGAGATAGATATGACCAATCGGCCCATAGGCGATACTGTCGGTAGCTTAATGGGAACTAGTGAAGAGGGCACCCATCCCGGATCGACCACGGGTATAGACGAAAAATATACCATGGAAGATTTCGAGAGAGAGGCTGGCTCTGTGAGAAAACAAGACAGTGGAAATGAAAAAGAAGAAACCTAAGAAAAAAACAGCGAAGAAGTCGGGGGAAAAGGAAAAAGGTTTTGAGGATTACATAGAAATTATCAATGAGGAAATATCAAAAAAAAGGTACAAATGGAATTTAACTTCTTTAGCTTGGCTAGATTTTGAAGATGTATCTCAGATATTGAGATTTCATATTTTTAAAAAATGGCACTTATATGACCAAAGCAAAAATATTAAGCCTTGGATAAGAACCATTATAGCTAACCAAATAAAGAACTTAATTAGAAATAATTATACGAACTTTATTAAACCCTGTTCTCGATGCGAGGCTACTAGAGGAGAAGAGGGCTGCGAGATTTACGAAAAACAATGTAGCGCTTGTCCTTTATATAAAAATTGGGAAAAAAATAAAAAAGCTGGCTTCGCGGCTAAGATGCCCGTGCCGCTTGAGAGCTATAGGCAGGAAGCGTTCTATATTGAAAATAATCAGTCTTTGGATATAGAAAGGTGCGCGACGATATTACATGAGAAAATGGAGGAGGCATTAAAGCCTCATGAATGGAAAATTTATAAATATTTATACATAGACCATCTAGACGAATTAGCGGCCGCTAAAAAAATGGGGTATAAGACTTCGGAAAAAAATAGGTCTCCGGGGTACAAGCAGATTAAAAATGTCAAAAAAAGAATAATAGCTAAAGTAAAAGACTTAATAGAAAAAGACGAAATAGATATTTGGTGATAATGAAAATAAAATTAACAAACCAACAAAAAAGAAACGTTCTGGAAGAATGGGACTCTAGAAAAAAGAATCCCCCCTCCCTTCTAGAACTAATTAGAGTCGCATATCCAGATCAACCGCATTTAGACGGCAGGAGTAAAGAGGGTAAAAGCGTAAAGGCTTTCTTGGCTATGAAACAAATTAAAGCTCTGGCCTCTCATCAATATCAACCCAAAAAAATTGAGCTAACAGAAGAGCAAGAAGAATTTATTAACAACAACTTCGGTATGATGTCTGCTGTCGAAATGGCTAGAGTTTTGTTTAAGAATAATGAATTGACTAATCTTAATCAGGAGTCTAGGGCTGTCGACGAGCACATTAAAACTTTAAATCCTACCGCCGCTTTTCAGCCTAGTCAAGTTCCCGAACAAGGATATAAACCGCCCAAAACCATACCCGCGGCAATCACTAAGGTTAACCATTATGTTCTTGAGGGAATAGACAAAAATAAAATTACCCCCAAAAATAAAAAGGATATTAATAGTTTAATCGGTTATCTTCATACTTATAGATTCTTACATCAGATGAACGGTTATGAAAATCAAACTTCTAGAGAGCTTTTTGAAAGTAGCTTTGTTAGATATACTTATGATAAAAGCGATTTAATGCAAGAAGAGGTAGATCAATATATTGTACTTGCTACAGAAGTCGTTATCGCCTCAAATATCCAAAGAAGAGTGGAAAGACTTCAACAACATTTAGATAATGCCGCAGAAGACACAGAAGGAAGAAGGATCGCAATGGCTCTTGTTGATGCAATTAACACGGCGCAAACAGAATATAATCAATGCGTTAACCGCCAGCAAAAGCTTCTCGAAAGCCTAAAGGAAAAACGGAGCGACAAGCTAAAAAAACAAATTAAAGAAAATGCTAGTGTGCTTACTTTGGTTGAGATGTGGAGGGAAGAAGAAACTCGCAAGAAAATGATTGAGTTAGCCGAACGTCGAAAAATGGTCATAAAAAACGAAATCGAAAATCTCACGTCTATGGACGAAGTTAAATCTAGAATTTTGGGAATATCAGAAGGAGAAATATTAGATGGATGAAAAACCAAAAATTATTTGCAAAATATGCGAAGACCGCTTCACCGATTATAAAGGCTTACATAGGCACTTAAGAGCTCATAATTGTTTGGTGGTAGACTACTATCATGCTTATTACCCTAGGAAAGACTTATTAACTGGGGATTTAATTAAATTTAAAAATAGAAAACAATATCTTTATTCACATTTTAATACTCGGCACTCTATGAAAAAGTGGACTCAGGTCACGCCGAAAAAAGATGTTCGTAATTATTGTGAGTCTTATTTAAAAAGAAGAGCAAAGAAAAAAAAGTTAAAGTTCGCGCCTTGCGAGGTAGAAGCAAGGTCTCTCATGTGCCCGCCCATTACATATCTTAATTCTACTTTCGACGACAATTATTATGGATATTGTTCGACAGAGCTCGGCTTAGAAAATAAATACACAAAATGGCCCGGGAAAATCTCTCTACCTTTTGACGCGCCAATAGACGCTATTAAAAAAATGCGTTATAAAATATATATTGACAGCAGAGAGCAAAAACCATTTAAGCTATCATTTCCTACAGAAGTAAAAGCTTTGAAATACGGGGACTACGCATTAGATGACGATCGTCTTAGTGGAAATACTTATATAGAAAGAAAATCTATAACAGATTTTATAGGGACTTTAAGTGGGGGGTATGATAGATTTGTTAAAGAAATAGAGCGGTCCGAAAAAGATAAAGTTAGATTAGTAGTATTAGTCGAAGAAAGTATTAACGACTGTTTGTCATTTAAGCATTTACCTTATGTTTCAAAAAAAATAAAAGCTACGCCAGAATTTGTTTTTCATAATGTCCGGACACTTTTGCAGACGTACAAAAACTTAGATTTTTTATTTGTCCGGGGGAGAAAAGAAGCGACAAGGGTAACTGAAAAATTACTTTTAAATGGCCGTGTTTATTCTAAGATAGACCTGCAGCTAGCTTATGATATAAAAAAATTATAATATGTGGTATTGTCCAGACAAATACATTAAAGACGTCCCCAACATCAACCAAGAGCTTCTAAAGCTAGAGGGGGCACTCACAGAAAAAGAGGCTAAAGTTTCTTTGGCTAAATTTTTAAGAAGTAATCTCGGATTTACGACAGAGCTCGTCTCCGGAATCAAACTCGCCCCATATCAAGAGATCACCTTAAAGGGGATGATGAACCGTAATTTTTCGATGTGTGTGTGGGGACGCGGCTGCGGTAAAACTTTTATCGCATCTATTTTTTGTTTTCTTCAATGTATCTTTTTTCCGGGGACTAAAATCCTTATCGCTGGCCCGACGTTTCGTACGGCCAGATTCATATTCGAAAATTTAGAAAAAATTACCGAATCTAAAGGGGCGGAACTTTTAATGCAATGTTTCGGTGCAAAATCAAAACGCAATGATCAATTTAAATGGGACATTAACGGGGGGACAATTACAGCTATTCCTTTAAGCGGAGAAAAAATCCGCGGCTTTCGTGCAAACGTCCTTGTCCTCGATGAGTACCTTCTGCTTCCAGAAGACTTAATTAAAACAGTTTTAATGCCTTTTCTAGTAGCCCCGCAAGACATGAAAGAGCGAATAGAAATTAGAGAAATGGAAGACAGACTCATATCTGAAGGAAAAATGGAAGAGTCGCATAGGATGGTTTTCGAAAATGATTCTAAAATGATAGCCTTATCTTCTGCGTCTTATACATTCGAAAATTTGTTCAAACAATATAAGGAGTGGATACAAAAAATTAATAGCCCGGAAAAGGGGGACGCAGATTATTTTGTGTCTCAAATGGGATATGAATCTTTACCCGAACATATGATTGACCAGATAATCATTGAGGAAGCTAAAGAGGGAGGACAAAGCCACTCTAGTTTTCAGCGAGAATATTGCGCTCAATTTACTGACGGGTCAGATAGTTATTTTAGCGCTAAAAAAATGCACGAATGTACTATCCCCGACGGAGAAAGTCCTACCTCAAAAATAGTAGGAGATAAAAATACAAAATATATTTTAGCTATCGATCCTAGCTTTTCAAATAGCCCGACGTCTGATTACTTTGCGATGTCTATTTTAGAATTAGATGATCATACGAAACAAGGGACGCTAGTCCACAGTTATGCTGTCGCGGGAGGCGACTTGGGAGATCATATACGTTATATGTATTATATAATTAAAAATTTCGATTTAGAGATGATCGTCATTGATAACGCGGGATACCAATTTATAGACAGTTGCAATGAAAATGGATTATTTAAAAACGCTAAAATAGAATTAAAGTTTTTTGATTTTAATAGCGACGCCGAGGGGGAGGATTATGACAAGATGCTAGTCAAATCTCGTAGGGCGTACAACAAAGAGAATGGAGCAATTTGTTTTAAACAAGTTTTCACTTCTGATTTTATTAGAAGAGCGAACGAGCATCTTCAAGCTAATATAGATCATAAAAGAATATGGTTTGCGTCTAAAGCCGTGGCTAATGAAAAAGCCTTTAACAAATATTCCAGCCAAAGGATCACTCTAAAACACACTGGAGAGAAGAGCCTTATAGAGCTTATTGAAGGTCAGGACGCTCTTATCTATCAAACCAAAAAACAATGTGCCTTGGTTGAGGTTAAAACTACCGCTAGAGGAACGCAGACATTTGACCTTCCACAGCACCTAAAGCGTTCTACAAGCGCAAGTAGAGCTCGCAAAGATAATTATACTACCCTTATGCTCTCTAATTGGGGGATCAAGTGCTATTATGATATGATGGGAATGCCCAAAGAAGATATTGGCACTTTTGTTCCAAGGATGCTATAATTAGTGTACTTATAAAAAGATGAAAACAGGTCAAAATAGCTCAAAAAAGATCAAGCCAGAACCAAAGACCAAAACCCCAAGAAAAAGGGCGTCAAAACCTGATACTTCCGGTCAGCCTTTAATGGCAATGCATTCAAGCACGGCGGCAACGACGACTAGAACCAGACGAAATAAAGCGGCAGGGATACAGCAGACTGATAGATTTGTAAACATTGATAAAGGTATGGTGCCGTTTAATTATAGCACGACTGGGTATGGAAACAAAACCTCCAATATTGATGTAAGAGACGCCGTGGTTTTATGTCAAAAAGCCTATTATAATTTTTCTGTATTTAGAAACGCTATCGATATGATGGCAGAGTTTTCTTGTAGTGACATTTATCTTACGGAAGGAACGAAAAAGTCTAAAGAGTTTTTCTCCACTTTATTTAGCAAGGTTAATATGTGGAGCCTTCAAGATAGATTTTTTAGAGAGTATTATAGGAGTGGGAATGTTTTTGTATATAGATTTGATTCTAAAATTTTAAAATCTGATTTAAATAAAATGACTCGTACTTTCGGGCTATCCGCAGCAAATCAAAAGTATATTATCCCAGCTAGATACGTTGTCTTAAACCCCGCAGATATCCAAGTGGGAGGAAATATCTCTTTCGCTGTTAATAAATATTATAAACGAATAAACGGCTATGAACTGTCAAGGCTTAGGAACCCGAGAACCGAAGAAGATAAAGAGGTCTACAATGGTCTAGAGCCGGAGCTTCAAAAAGAAATCAAAACAAATAGTGAGGTCGCCATCCCCCTTAATGAAGAAAAAATTAATGCGGTCTTTTATAAAAAGCAAGATTACGAACCGCTTGCGGTTCCTATGGGCTACCCAGTGCTGGACGATATTAACTGGAAAGCGGAAATGAAAAAAATGGATATGGCCGTTTCTCGGACCATGCAGCAAACCATTCTTCTTGTAACGATGGGCACAGACCCAGATAAAGGGGGAGTTAACCAACAAAATCTAGCGGCCATGCAAGACTTGTTTACAAATGAATCTGTCGGTCGAGTTTTAATTGCAGATTATACTACCAAAGCGAGCTTCGTGGTTCCGGAAATTGGAAGTATCCTTGACCCCAAAAAATACGAAGTCGTTGATAAAGATATAGCCATGGGTCTTAGCGCCATTATCACAGGCGGAACAGAAAAATTTGCTAATCAATCAGTAAAGATAGAAATGTTTGTTGCTAGATTAAGACAAGCACGGAAAGCGTTTTTAAATCAATTTCTTATGCCAGAGATTAAAAGGATAGCGAAAGACTTAGGCTTTAAAGGTTATCCTACCGCACACTTTCATAAATTGTCGATAAAGAATGATCCAATTCTTGCTAGAATTTACGCTAGGTTTGTTGAGATGGGAATTATGACTCCGGAAGAAGGCATGCAAGCTATTGAAAGTGGTAGGCTGCCGTTAAGTGAAGAGTCTGTAGAGTCTCAACAAGAATATAAAAAGTTGAGAAGTAAAGGTCTTTATGAGCCCATGGTGGGCGGGCCAGAAACTCAAAAAGACTTGTCGGATAGAACGCAAAAAGGGCAGATGGATCTTCAAAAAGAAAATATTAAGTCGCAAGAGAAAATGAATAAAGAAAAGATGAAAAGCGACGAAAAGAAGGCCGCACAAAAACCAGCAGGAGTGACGCCTCAAAAAAACGGAGCAAAGCCTGCGCCAAAGACAAAAAACGGACCGGCTGGAAGACCCGGAGGAACAAGCTCTCCTCAAACAACTAAAAAAGTATCTCCCATAGGGGCAAAATATACCAAGGACGGTAAGGCATATAAATCATATAATTTCTTACTAACTAAAGTTAAAGACTGCTTTATTGAAGCGGATAAGCTTAATAAGAAAGTAGAAACCTCATTAAAAAGAAAGCATAAAGTAAAAGAACTAAGTGAAGATCAAAGAGCTATCGCTTTTGATATAACCAAAATAATTGTCGCTAACGAAGAGCCGAAGAACTGGAGCAGAAAAGCTAAAGATTATATAAAGAATCCGATAGACACGAATCCAGACAGAATTAAAGAAATTCAAATTATAGCAGCCGAGCATCAAGTCGATGATTATTTAGCCAGCATTTTATATATAAGCAAAGAATAATAACATGTCTCGAAATAGAATTATCCATAATATACAAAATGTATTCGTGGGTTCTCCCGAGGACGAGACGGATAATTTGATTACTGGTATCGCTGGACACCAAGTCTTAAAACGCTTAAACAAAGTCCAGTCTATCAATTACAATATCGATCTACCTAAGGGTGATGCTGCCGTCTTAGGAAAATCCATTCCCTTTTCAAGAAAAGCAGATCAACCAGCGGAGGTCGGTCTTAGCATAGACTATTTATTAGACGGGGTTAATAACGAAAAAAGAATAGGCTTAAACACAGACAACGAAAACGAAAATTCTGTTGACCGTAATAAGTCCATAGTTCACGATATGGCTACGGTGGGCACGAAGGACAAAAGAAATCTTTACTTGGTAGTTAATAATAAAGAGGGAGATATTAAACAGGGGAACTGGGATAGGGATATTATTTATACTTCAGATTTTAGTACGGATACTGATGGTTGGGGACAAAGTAATGGAACTAAGAGTCGTGTGGATCTGTACGGTGGGGAAACTAACGTGTTCAGGAGTAAAGGAAACACTACCGAAGATCCGCATGATGCATGGAAGCAGTATTTGTTCACGGTGGGGAAAAGATACAAAATATCAGGTAAATTTTATATTTCTGGCGGCAGCACTACTTATAAAGGAATGGTTATATACTTGGGATCGCAGAGCTCATATGAGGGCCAGAAGTTTCATTTCACGAAAACCTCGTCACCTTGGACTCCTATAACTATAGCAACATGGGTAGATTTTGAGTTTGAAGTTATTGCCGGTCACGAGAATATTTATTTTTACCCTGTAGATACTAACGGACTCTCAGACTTCGCAGCGACAACCTCGGATGAATTTGGACTTAAAGATATTGTAGTAACAGAAATATATTCAACTGACATTCCTCATGATGGATTTTATAATGGGACATTTGGTGAACTTGATGTTATCGATCCCAATAGCGCGGATTACTCTACCGTAATTTTTCAAAATTGTTACCTTACTAAATACGCTTTAAACTTAGAGGTCGGTTCTCTCCCCAATGTAAGTTTAGATTACGTCGGAGAAAACATAGTGGGTTACGCTTCCGGCAGTGGAGTTAATATTCCTTATTTGGATTTAAAAAAGGGAGAGATAACGAATACTGCTGCTAGTGTTTATACTTCAGATTTTAGTGCTAGCAAAGATGAATGGGAAGGAATTAGCCTTTCTGTGCTTGAAAATTATTCTTCTGAATCTACAGACGAGGGCTTTTCCTTATGCGCTAGGGCAGATACCTGCGCCGCAGGGTGCTCTCACTATATACGTCGTGATGACGTATTTGAGGCTGGAAAAAAATATAAAGTATCAGGGAAAATTCTTATAGCTAATACGTCTGCGAATATAGACTATGTGCGAGTTATTACTGCTGACACTGAAATTGCGAGAGTAACTGTAAAAAATTCGTGGGAAAGCTTTTCTGCTGAAGTTGCGGTATCAACCGCTTATGACCTACAGTCCTTATTTTTCACTACGCACAAGTCGAACGGCAGTCAGATTTATACTGGTGGAAGCACCACAAGTACATATGATGCATTTTATGTTGCAGATATTGTAGTAACAGAAGTCAAAGAATTCATTGTCCCACGAAATTTTAGTGAAGCTGCTCTTTATGATAACGATTTTTTTGTAGCTCATGGAGATATTGGTATCACAATTAGTCAAACGGACTTGAACTATACTTCTGACTGGAGCAAGGGGTCGGTGAATACAACGATCAATACTGATGGATGGGTTAGCGACGATGAGTTATTAGCTAATCATGACGGAGTAGCCGGAGAAGACGATACGCTTTGGATAAGGGGACAAGGTACGGACGGTAATCATTTTACATATAAGAACGGCGTGTTCGTGAAGGGAGAAAAATACAAAATAAGCGGTAAAATATACCTCGAGTCCTCATCAGTATCATATAAAAAAGTTGAAGTTATAAATGGAGCCACTTGCGGAGAAAATGTTATATTTTCGTTCGATGAAACGTTATCAGATCAATGGGTGACTTTTGAAAAAGAATTCGTTGCTACTCAAGAGAATCTTCAAGTCAGATATCTTACGCTGCAAGGTGCCACTTATATATGTTCATTTTTAGACGTAGACTATACTTCCGCACAAAAGGACAGTATTTATCTTAAGGACTTTATAATAACGTCCCTGACTCAAACCACCGGGTTCTATGATAATCATATCACAAGTTGTAGTATTTCTTCGAACTTTAATAGAGATAAAATAAGTTATATCGGTCACAAAATGGTCTCAGATAGACCGATACAACTACCTGCGGGAGCAGAGCTATCCTTTAGCACTACAGCTAAAGATAATATATCTGGCTCTTTTTTAGACGACATGAGGTTAGATAAGGAGTATAATATAACGGTAGAGTTTAAGCACCACCCAAAGGAAAATCCGACGGATAACGTGTTAGCTAGATATATTTTGTCTGGGGCCAAGTTCGACGGTATAGATTATAGCAGCGCGATAGGAAGCAATAAGACTGCCAATATGAATTTTTCAACATACATGGACCTTGAGGCGGGAAGAAGCTGCGGACTTTTTATAAGTGGAAAAGTAACCACGGCGGTTGCAGATTTGATAACAGAAAATGGAGATAACGTTACTGATAATAATTCTAATGAAATTATATCAATGCCGGTGTATCCACAATACTAAAGGAATTAAAAATGGCGCAAATTAAATTAAGAAACGTAAATCCAGTAGTCTTTAATTATAACGTGGGCTTAGGCGATATCAACCCGGACGAAAAGCTGGTTATTAATGATGGGAATCTCCGCTTCGACCATGGAAACGACGGAAGCGGACTTCGGTTTAAGTCTAGCTCTAGCTCCGGTAATAAAAGTTCAATCCGCTGGATAAATCAATCAGACACAGAAGTATTTAAACTGACTGTCGATCCAGACGGCAATAAAACAGATAAATTCACACTAAACGCTGGAGCAGTCGATTGCGTTACATTTTTACAGGACGGTAAGACCGGTTTGGGCAAAGACGACCCTCAAGTAAGATTGCACGTTAAGGACGGAGGCACTGAAACTGTAAGGTTCGAAAGTACTTCTGATCCTTCGTGGCTGCGCTTGACAAATAGCGCTGGGTTTGCTCAGTTAGGGGCTCGAGGGAATGATATAGAACTTGCTCCGGCTGGTAGTCCAAAGTTTTATTTTAAAGAAGCTGGAAAGCTCGGTATCAATACGGGGGGCGCTCCAGATTCAGCATTGCATGTCGTAGGAGACTCTATTCGTATAAATGATCAAGAAAGTGATGCGAGCAGTAGACTTTTTCTTAGTGAGGGCAACTATGAAGGTAAATATGGATTTTCTTTGTTATATGCAGGATCAGCGAATCCAACACTAGATTTAACGACCTTCGCGTCTGAAGCGAACACTTTTAGTATAGTAAGGCATGATAATAATGCAATTGGCGAAAGCGTACTTGAGATAGCAAGGGGGTCAGGTAAAGTTACCATAAGAGAAGAGCTTGAAGTAGACGGAGACATTCAGGCGGGGGGGAATATATTAGAAAGCGGCTCCTCGTCTAATGCGGGGTCGCTATATATCTCTGGAGGAAACGCCACAAACACCGGCGGCAGCATTGTCCTGTGTGGGTCTTCTCACACGACGAAAACAAACGTCGTCGAGATTAGAAAGGGGTCTATTGTTATGCTGCAAATTACCGCCGATGGCAAACTTAATATTCCTCTTGCAAATCTACCTAGCTCAAATGACAATCTTGCTCAAGGAGATTTATGGAAAAATGGAGAGTCTTTACAAGTTAAGGTTTAATAAATTTGACATTTTTTATAAAAGTGCTATAATATAATTATGGCAGAAGATACTGATAAAAAGTTGGGGATAGAAGAATCATTTAATCTCATAGTCCAACTAGCTAGAAATGCCAAGCTTTCTTGGAACGAGCACAGGCAGGTTCACGCAGCGGTTGAAGTCGTTTACAACGCATTAAATGATAAAAAAACCTCAGCGCAAGAAGCTTTCGAAGAAGAGCAAGAGGAATAATCTAGCATTATCCATAAATAAAGAAGGGGGCCTCCTTTTGGGGGGGGGCCCTTTTCTTATGTAAAGCTAGGTAAAGTTTTACTTTTTATAGAAAAATAGGGTGTAGTATAATATATGCTGAGTTATCCGGAAATCCGTGGCGTCCTTGCCGAACTCGAAGAAGAATATTCATTTCAAAAAAAACATCCGCAAAGCGAAAACTTTGCTGTCAATGCCCGATACGTTATTGCCATAGTCGATCGTCGTATACGAGAAAAAATTAAAAGTAAATACGATAGCGGCGGAGAAAGAATACAATTTTAAATTATGAAAAACCTACTACTTAAATTTAAAGGCTATCTAGGCTCCGCATGGAACTATACTCTAAATCACTACCTATGCGTTTGTGCCGTTTTAATTACCTCTATTTGTTTCATGGGATATAACTTAAAAATAAGAGCAGACTATGAAAAAAGACTGTCAGCCTTAGCAAATGATCGTGTTGAGGCTCTGGGCCTGATAGGAAATCAATCTGAAGCTTTATCGCTACAGGGAGAAGCTCTAAGTAGCCAGCGCAGCGCACTTAATGATCAGTCAGAACTAATGAGCCGGATGATAAAGATAATTAACGAACACAGAGCGACCATTATCCAACAAGATCAAGTGATCCAAGAGCTAGTAAAAAGACTTCGGGCGCTAGGAGGCTTACCAGAAGTGCCGCCCGTGGATAAAGGCAAGTGGATTATTTTTAATGAATCTTCGTAAGCTAGATAAATATTCTCATTATTGGAATAAAGAAAAGACAGATTGGGCTGTTGAGGGTAAAGATGGACGCTGGTGGATTTTTCGTGGACCAGCGTCTTCTAAAGCAAGGAATAAAAAGAAGATGAAAATCAAAAAGAAAAAAGAATCTTCAATTATTTTAACAAAGCCCTATTTTCTGCTAATAATAATAATAATAATAAGCGCAATATTAGGAGTGAGTTTAGCTCTTAATGTCGTGTATTACTTATTGAGATAAAAAGGACAAAAAAATGAGAGACAAAAATTTACATGTATTAATTCACCCGGCTCTTTCGTTAGCCACGATTAAACGCGAAGTACAGTTGATCAGTCAAGCGGGAGACGACATCTCTATCGTTAGTCATGGTGGCGGTGACGGAGTTTTAGATGCGTATATGCTGGCTAAAAGCGACAATATTATAAGCTGTCACATCATAAAAAATAGTGACGTCCCACTGAGCGCCAGAGGGAGAGGCGTACTTTTACATGGTCATATTACGGCCGACAATCTTAAAAACTATGTCGTTGATTTTCTAAAAGGCTACCATGTAGAACATAATGTTTTGTATATGGCTAATGTGGAAGCAGACGTCGTTGAAGAGGAAGTCATTGAAGACGAAGTGGTCGAAAGCGTAATCGAAGACGAATTGGTTGAAGACGAATTGGTTGAAGACGAATTGGTTGAAGACGAAGTCGAAGACGAATTGGTTGAAGACGAAGTCGAAGACGAATTGGTTGAAGACGAAGTCGAAGACGAATTGGTTGAAGACGAAGTCGAAGACGAATTGGTTGAAGACGAAGACGTCGAGGAAGATTTAGATGAAGAAGACTCTACAGAAGATAACTTATCTGACGGCTCTGATTCTGATGATAGGCCCGATAGTCGGATGTGGGATAATTAGTCCTTACCAACGAAACTCCGAAGGATACTACGAAAGACACTATTGGACTTGCGGCCCTATTGCATTAGAAAAAGCTTTCAACGCGGTTTATACTAGAGACGGTATAGTTTTCGTTAGGGACCCTTTCCCTCGGGGAGCGCTAAGTAAAGAAATCCAAAAAAGAGGGATGAAGCTAAAAGAGCTTTTATCCTTTTTTAATAAGGAGGCAATATGTATAACTTGGCCTAGCGATATTAAACACGTCGCTGAACATCACGGTTTTAAACTCACAAAAATAGATGACATCGACAGCCTTGACCCCGCAAAGGATATCGCTATAGTTTTAATCCATGGTCGACATTTTTCTAAAGAATATCATTGGATCGTATATCCCATTGATGATGTTAAAAACTTTTATGAAAAAAAAACAGTTATTGACACTATATATTTACTAAAATGGAAAGATAAATGAATAATCTTAAATTAATTCCACTATGGGCTTGGGCAGTTTTGCTCGGAGCGTGTATCGTCCTAGGCGTTTGGCTTGGAGGTAACGATGTCGGATGCGATGGCAATGACTGTGATGCTGGCTGTTGCGACTCTGGGGTTTGCGCTGTAGAAGACTGCTCTTGTTCCTGTAAAAAATAACTCTTGCTTTTGCTTCGGTTCTCTGTTATTGTATATCTATCCCTAGGTAGGGACTTAGATATATAAATATGAAAACTATTAAAATCGTGTGTATCGGGGCGCTTCTTGCATCTTTTTCTGTAGGCTGCGCCGTAACTCAGCATCTTCCCTCTGTCACCCTTGGCCCTAAAGCTAACCATGATAAATTGCTTGGCGTTAGCGTCAGTAAGAAAGGTGTAGCAGTGGTTGCTCCGCTCGTTGAGGTAGGTGTCCCGGCCCCCTCTTTAAGGGTGGGCGACAGTAAGTAGAAGAGATAAGATTCGTTTTATAGAATCTACGAACCTCCCATTTTTAATGGGGGGTTATTTTTTTTTACTTTTAGTGATAATTAACCTAAAATAGGTGTATTAATATTTAGCTCTTACTGCGAAGAAATAATAATTTAATATCGATCTATTTATGGATAAACTAGAGTTTGAAAACTTTGAAGTGAACGCCTCTGATCAAAATGCTGATCAAGAGGTAGTCAATGATGTACGGAATTCCGAAGAGCAAGCCATCGAATTTTCTTCACGCGTGATGGCCGCGTTATATCGAAAAGTAAAAGAGCATAATAGTAACTGCCCTTCGAAGGTAGATCATTCACAATTAAAAAAAGTTTATAGGCGCGGTGCACAAACTGTAGAAGAAGAACCGGGTTTACACGCGATGGCTCGAGTGAATATGTTCTTAAGAATGAAAAAGGGCGGTAAGATCGTTTATCAAAAACCGAAAGTAGAGCAGACAGCAGAGCTTAAAGAATTAATATTCGAAAACAAAGCCAGAATTCAAGTCAATACATTTATTGATATTACTGAAGACTGGCTGCCGATAGAAGCCGACTTTATTCAGGCTGGCGAAGATATCGACGAACACAAACTAAATTATAACTTCAAAGATATTAACGAACTATATCTTGATGATTACGAAAAATTAGATATTATCTGGGGATAAAAAAAATGGAAATAGACTTCACTGATCAAATCAAAAAACTAAAAGCGATAAAAGAATGCGGCTGCGCAGACAACTGTGATTGCTCGGGCGACTGTGGGGGAAATTGCGGCTGTCAAGAAATACAAGCGGAAAAAAACTATCCCGGGAAAAATGTAGAGCGTCGCGAAGACGGAGTACCTAAAAAGAAACAAAAAAAGCGGGCCTGCAAAAAGGGCGAACATCGAGACAAGAGCGGCAAGCTAGTAAAGAATAGTAAAGGCGATGAAGAAAAAGGTTACGACTTACCACAGCCTAAAACCAAAGGGTTAGAAAATCCCCGAAATCAACATGAATATGATAACAATAGAGACGTAAATGTTGATGGACCGGTTGACCTCTCTCCGTACATGCCTCAAACGAAAGAGCTAGAAAATCCCCGCAACATGCATGAGTATTATAAAAACTTGTATAAGAAAGTAAAGGGGCTAGACTAATGCAAAAATATAAATATACAACTATTTTTAGTTCGACTCTGAAGCCCTTGGTGTCAGAAGAGAAAGATAAGTACTTAGCTATGGCTAGCTTAATGGAAGTATCAGATTTTATTCCGAATATTGATACCTCCCAAAATATTGATTTATTGCCCATCGCTTTTAATGCCGCGGTCGCGAATAGAGTTAACAAGAACGGGGATGTTATTGATGGTGGAACTGCTTTAAAAGTTTATAAAAATTTTATTAACAAACCTATTAATATTGAACATAATAGAGAGAAGATTGTAGGGACTATCCTCGCTGCAGGATTTAGCGAGTTTGGAACCGATAAGGCTATGACCGAAACACAAGCGGCTGAGATGAAAGGCCCGTTTAATATTACGCTTGGTGGCGTAATTTGGAAAGTAGCTAGTAGCGAGTTAGCAGACTTAATTGAAGACTCTGCTGACCCGACAAGTGAAAATTATTTGAAAATTTCAGCCAGCTGGGAATTGGGTTTTACCGACTACCATCTGGTGATTTTGCCTGAAGATGAAAAAAATATTGAAGACGGTCAATTTGTTACAGAATCGAAAGAAATTGAGCTTCTCAGTAGTCATTTAAGGGCTTTGGGCGGTGACGGAAAGCTGGATAACGGCAAGAATGTTTATCGTCAAGTAGTGGCCGAAGTTGTTCCTCTGGGCATCGGTCTCACTGAAACTCCCGCGGCGGAAGTCAAGGGGGTTGCAACTGAGGAAGATAAAAAGGAAGATAAAAAGGAAGAAATTTCTGACGATCAAAAGAACAACAGTTCACAAATAGAAACAAATAATGTAAATATAAGTGAGAATACCATGAAAAAGACAATCGAAAAAATGAAAGATATCAACGACGAGTCGTTGACCGAAATGTCTGCTTCTACTATCACGGACTTCATTAAAAGCGAGCTCGATAAGGCCGCTGATCAATACCAACAGGAGATGACCGAGAAGGAAGCTGCCCTTGAGGTCGCTACCACAAAATCCGATACTCTTCAGGTGGAACATGATCAGCTAACCGACGAACTTACTAAAGTGAAGGACGCGTTAGGTGAGCTTGAGAAAGCTAACACCGAGAGAGAAGCGGAAGAACAGTTTAATCAACGCATGTCTGGTTTAGACGAAGAATATGTGCTTACCGATGAAGATCGGGAGGTCATTGCTTCTGACATTAAAGACATGAACAAAGATGCTTTTACTGCTTATACAGCGAAGTTAAGCGTTCTTTTGAAGGACAAGAACAAAGCTACTATTGCCGAGGCTGATGCCTTAACGCAGTTGGAGCCCCTTGTCGCTTCTGAAGAAAAGGAAGAGGTCAAAGAAGCTATTGCTTCTGAGACTGAAACTGCTGTGAAAGAAGTTGTAGAAGAAGCTTTAGAAAACGCCGAAGCCGAACAAGATGAGGTTCCGGTGAGTTCTGAGGCCGCAGAGCCTTCGATTTACGAAAAGTATGCAAAGGCTTTTGGTCTCGACCAATTCGACATTAAAATTAACTAAATTAAGGAGAAATAAAAAATGGCATCAAAATTATTACCATTCAGACAAATCAGTGAAAACGACGTTGTCAACTTATTTGCCTATGACGGTTCTGAAGCTATCAGGGGACTAATTGTCTCTCTCGATACTGGTAAGGGCTGGAATATGGACGATGAGCTCGAGACGACTTCGATCAATCTAAGCTACAACAATACAGTTTCTGACCGTTATTCGGTCGCGGCGAGAGTAGACACCTGTGCATCAGGTGATGTTCCTTTCGGCATGTTAATGTATGACGTAACTGAAACGGATGAGAACGGGGAGAAATTAATTTATCACCCTCGTAAAGCTCATGAAATGCAAGTATCGGTTAGCGGCCAAGCCGTTCCGGTCTTGACAAGGGGAATTGTCCTCGTTAACACTCCAGACGCGGACGTGGCGTTGCAGGCCGTTAAGGCTGGCGATGCAGCATACGCAGGAGCAGGTGGAGCAATTATTGCTCACGACAACGCTCCCGCAACGCTATTTAGAGTAGGAACCTTCCTAGGACCTCGCTCGGCAAAAGACAACGTTCTCTTGAAGCTTGATTGTCATTCGTCGCACGGTGACCACTAAACAATTAAATAAAAAGGAGAATTAAAACAATGAAATTAAAATTAAAAAATACTCCCGAGCAAGTAGAGTTGATTAAGGCTCTTGGTTCCAGAGATCAAACCGTTTCTGCTGAAGCTGCTTCAGCATTTGCGTCCTTTATTGGTCCTGTGATTTCCAAGGTAATCGCTACTGCCGGAACATCTAACCTCATCTTTTCTGATGTACGTTATGATGAAGACGACAGCCCCAGTTATCCACTGGATCTGTATTATGACGAGAGTGAGGGTTATGTAACCACTTGGTCTCAAAACATCGCTGGCGGTATGCCCACCTCGCAAGTCGAGGGCGTAGCCGAGATGAAAATCGCCACCTATCGTTTAGATAGCGCGGTTAGCTTCTTAAAGAAGTATGCTCGTAAGAGCCGTCTCGACGTCATCAGTAAAGCTCTTGAGCGTATGGCTCAGGAAGTTTTGATCAAGCAAGAGAGAAATGCTTGGGCCGTGATCCTTAAGGCTCTCGCTCAGGCGACCTCTGCACACTCAACAGCTTATGCACAGACTGACCAAAATGGTGGCCACATTCTTGCTAGTGAGAAGATGGGCGACTTCAAGGTAAATGACTTAAGCAGAATGTTGACCTTAATGAGAAGACTAAGTACTTCTTGGTCCGGTCATACTCCTGCTGGCGGCGACGCTTATGGCCTCACCGACTTATTCGTAAGTCCTGAGATCAAGCAGCAGATCCGTGCGTTTGCTTATAACGCTATGAACTCCGTGAGCGATACTCGCGGTACGGTTGCTCTCCCGGACAATGTCCGTGAAGACATCTTCCGTGCGGCAGGAACAAGTGAGATCTACGGTGTGAGAATCAGTGATCTCTTGGAGCTCGGCATGGCTAAAAAATACAACACGTTGTTCGCGTCCTTCTTGGGTGCGTCTCAAACGATTGCGCATGACGATAGTGATGCGGATCAAGACGACGTATTTAGCAACTCCGCTGAGGTAGGGACCGGTCATCAAATTCTGATCGGACTTGATGGTTCTCGTGAATCATTCATTCGCCCAGTGGCTGTTCAGCATGATAGCGGCGGAACTTTCTCCGCGTTGCCTGATGACCAATTTGCTGCTCGCGCAGACAAAACTGGCTTCTACGGCTTCTTGGAAGAGGGTCGCGTCTGTATCGACGCTAAGGCTATTGTAGGCATGGTTGTCTAATTTGACACTATATCTTTATCACAACTCGGGGGGTTTCCCCCGAGTTTTTTTTGTCTTTATAGTCATTATATGTTATAATATGTGAGTAGTTAAAGATGGCTGTTTCTAGGAGAAAATATGGGGTTCCAGCGAGGGAAGTCGACAAAAAGACCAAAGGGTCAGAGACTTTAGGGCATAACTCTGACGTCGATAAGCGCCCCAGAGTATTAAAAGACGGAACTCTTCAAGTAGAAAACTTAAAGGAAGTCTCTAGCGATGGGCTAAGTTATGAATTAGACAAAAAAAATAATACGTTTTTCTTTTCACAGTCTTTAGACTCAAATACTCAAATAAATTATATTCCGCAAGCTGTAGATAAGGTATATAAAACTACAGCCTCATTCAAGGGCGAGGTTAAAGAGGCTTTCGCTACGTTTCGCAGTGATGTAAAAAAGTTTTCTGTCAAAAATATGGACAGATATAAAACTCAGCACAAGCAAGCTAGACTATTAATAGACCAAATCCATAAAGATCATAATACGTTCCTTTTTACAGAGAAAAGAGGGGGGGACACTTTGTGGAATCAAATCTATCGAGACGTAACTAACTTTGGTCCTTATAATTATGACGTAAAATTAGAAGTAACAAAAGACATAGAATTTATTAATGACTTAATTGTGATCCGGTCAGGAGGGTTCGCGACTAAATATAATAAAGGAGCAAATGGATATTCCAATCTTAGAAGCGGAGATGGCATAGCTTGGGTTTCCCCTCATGATCAATTAGCTTATTCTGGTAAAAATTTGTATTTTTCTTCCGGAGCTAGTTATTTTAATAAAGCAAGCGGCGTAAGCACCGGGACCGCAGGCACGCTAGCAATAGATCACGGTATGCTTCCGACCGCTGTAAGCGGTAGAGACGTAACTTATTATGTGCATGCTTTATCTTCTAAATTTGTATCTATACCGAAGGGAGCAAATCTTGGGTCAGGAATGGTATATTCTAAACATAATTCTGATGGGACGTACGATAATCTTACAAGCACAAATCCTCTGTATGGAGATTTTTATTATATTTATGATGAATATCAAACAAATTTCAATAAAACTGGGTGGAACGGGGTTATCCCCTCTGGGTCTTGGTTTACGATAGAGACTTGGTCTACAAATCCAAAATATATAGGCTTTGATGGAGAAATTACAATTAAGCCAACGGGGGAAAATGATCCCACTTGTACTTATTCTGCAACTGCCCAAGGAACTGCTTCAGACACGGACTATCAAGAAAGCGTAAGAAAAGCTTACGCTGTAGCAAAGAAAAAATTCTATAAAAACCTAAACAAAATTTTAATTTCAAAAGGAATTAGAAATAAACCCTCTAGACTTTTAAGATATGAAAGAATGTTATTAAGAGCGGCCCAAGATATATTTGACGGGGTTACTATAATAAAAAATGATCAGATAGCCAAGGTCCAAGGAACCGAAAGCGACCCATTAAATAGCCCAGTTTATTATGACGGTACTAGCGAAGTCTATGGAGGTAATCAGTCCAACGCTAATTATAATCCAGCTTCATTTTATGAAGAGAGATTTTTGAAAAATAAATCGTCTTCTATCGGCTCCAATAGTTCCGGGGGGAGCTCTGGGGGAGGCTCATACTAGGGGAGTTTAATATATGTCAGATGTTAAAATCAATAGAGTAAACAGGAACTTTACGATTAAAGTCCATTTATATTACGATGCTTCATCAAAAAATCGTGATTCTGACAGTAATCCTCGATTTTATTTAAAGCCCGTATCGTTATTAAATGTTGAAAAGGTAGCTTTCACAGATGACGGGGGGCGAAAAAATAATTATACTAAATATGGAAATAGATTTTGGAAGTGGAAGTCCGATGATACGCTATCTGACGCTCAGGTGGAAGCTATTTATAATAAAATTAAAGATAATTATCCATATGGACACATAGAAAATGATCTTGCCACAGAAAATAAATATATTCTTGACGTAAAGGAAAATAAAGCTTTTCAATCTTTTTATAAAACTTATTGGGAAAACCATGCAGATGAAATAAAACAACCGAAAACTGTTCACGAAGAACAAAAGGACTATCCTCATCCTTACATATCGTTTATTTCTAACGAAATTATAACTTATAAATATACAGTTGGAGACGTGCCTGTCGTCCCAATTCAAACAGATTTAGCATATGATTATGTTTCTGGAATAAATAATTATTATGCTCAGCCGCAAGATTATTCTTGTAACAGTGATGAGATATCTGTTTCTGTAGTAGGGAGTGTCTCTGGAGTAACAGGGTTTAACAATTATTTTGTGACTGAAGGCTTCTATGAATACCCACTTAAACTAAAAGCCAGCGGTAGACACAGATTTGATTTATGGAGCGGAGACGATCATTACGGAGGAGCCACTTGGCCAACTGGTGTAGACGGTAATTACAGCGGCTTTAGATTTAGATTTAGCACTGGGCTTGAAGGGACTTTGGCAGGATTTAATGATTATACAGATGGGATTTCTTATCACGAGGGTCCTGAGATAGGAAATTATTATGTAAAAGTATTAACTAAAACTCCCGCTTCTACGCCCGGGGACGATTACCACCCCTATATTGATACTGGTAGCTCGTTAGGGTATGCTTTGAGCGGAAGCGGGGGAACCGCTACGGGAGTTAACTCTGGAGCGTATTCCCTTGGTTACGATGAAGGCCCAGTGATAACACTAAGGAGAGAGTCTACATATTACTTTAATCAACAGAATGCCTCAAACGAGGGACACCCAATATATATTTCTACTGATCCGTCAGGGGCTGGTTCCGATGTATATACGAGCGGAGTCTCTCATTTTCCGCAGGACCGAAAGTACATAAGCGGGGGCCAATATTTTACGACTTTTGAGGTCCCTTATAATGCCCCTAATACTTTATATTATTCTTGCGAGAATCACACTTATATGGGGGGTAAGATAAATATTATTGATTCTCCCGCACCTACTGGTTCTGGTCGTATACCGGGAGAAAGCATCGTCCTTAATTCTACCGGTACGGGAGATTTTGTTTTACGATACTATTCTCCAGAAGGCTCTGGAATGGGGGGATTAGCGCTAATGAAGAAGGACTGTGGAGCAAGTGCTATGTTCGGAACGTAACTTTAATTTGACTTAAAGAGGAAATGGTATTATAATATAATAGATTTAAAAATCGGCCTTATTGGGTGAATTCGGTGGAACTCTCTCGTAGACAATACCGAGCCAAGCTAGAGATGGTTTAAAGTTCTCTAGAAGGTGTAGAGACTAGACGGTGAGAACCAAACGATAATCCGTCCACGAGCGCCCAACACCGTAAAGGTGAAGATATAGTCCGAACTACATGGCGACATGTAGAAGCCGTAATTAAAAAAGCGACGATAACAAATTGGACTACGCGATTAGTGCAGTGTACTAACCATGGGTTATGTACCTCATGGCATAAGTAAACTAAATTGTGTGTCGGCTGAGTCTTAATTATGGCAGCGAAGAAAAAAGTAACGGAAAAGAGTACGGCAAAAAAAGTCGAGAACCTGACGCAAACTGACGGAATGGTGAAGGGGGAGACCTCTGTTCCGTCATCTTTAGATCAGGTTTGGGGGGACGATGGAACATCAAAATATAAAACTTTAAATCTTGACGTATATGAACGAGTACTTAGTAACATGTCAAAATCTGATTTAAAAGCGGAAGCTGTTAGAACAGGTTTATTGCCTATAGATAATATGGATCAATTAAGGATTAGGCTCATAAGAGAATTTAGGGCTCATGTCTCTTCCTATAAGAGGCCAACCGGCTTAAAAAGAGAGTCTGTTGATGATCCAAATTTAGATCCAGATGTTCGTAAAATTTTAAGCGAAGGCAAATAAATTCCACTTAATATAAGTACTTCGAGTGTAGTATTAATAGAATACTATGTCACTCGTTAATTACAATCTAGATGTTATTCAGGGATCGACCTTTGCTGCTCAACTATTTACTCAAGACGCAAACGGCGTAGCAATTAATCTCTCTGGATATTTAGTAAGGGGCCACGTTAAATATAATTATGGTACGGGGGCCGCCTTATGCAACTTAAACCCAGAGATTAATGAAGATTCTCCTTATACCTCTGAAAGCGGCGTCGTAGACGTATCTATTTCTGCCGCTGCCGCAGCGAGTTTGCCCGTTACAGTCGGAGTATACGATATAGAAATGTATAAAGCGGACGAATCCGAGGTCAAAAAATTACTTGACGGAAGAGTTCGTATCCACCCAGAAGTTACTAATATTTAAGGTTCATGGCGCAAGACCCACAAAAAATTAAAGTGGTACTCTCTGGCGCTCAAAGCACCAGCGTCAAGCACCCTTCTAACTCTAATAAAGTAACCGTCGTCCAGCAAGAGCAGTCTTCTTCTGTCTCCAAGACGGCTAAGACAGATATAAATGTCGGGTTTATGGGCGTGCAGGGCCCAGCGGGTAATCAATTATTGGGGAAGGGGGCGGATGGATCGATACAATATAATCGTGATGGACTTGTGTCCGGTGCAAAAGGGTTCTTTTATCACCCTAAAGCGACCAACTTAAGCATAACTAATAATGATCTTATCTTAGGCACAGGTAACGTTTTTGTTTTATCTGGTATACCTTCTGATTCGAACGCTTTTTTACTTAAAGATGCTAATAGAAATATTCTTCGTGTGGATACAGACGAGAAAAGCATTGTCTTATCTGAAGATGGATCGAATGATTATTATGTAGGTTTAGGATTACAAGACCCGCAGGAAAGAGTTCACATAGGTGGTGGTAATTTAAGGGTAGACGGTGACATGCTTGTTAGCGGAAATCTTTTACCGTTAACTAGCGGAACATCCAGTTTAGGTTCTCAGGAGTATCCGTTTAAGGATATATATTTACAGGGGAATAGTATTGTCTTTGTCGATTCAGAGTCCAAGATTACAGCTTCTTCAACCGGGTTTTCTTTTCAGGTAATAACTGGAGGAGTAACGCGGACCTTATTTACGGCAACCGAAAAAAGCGTTGGCATATTTCAAGGTGACGGTTCGGCATTAACTGGCGTTCCTTATACCGGACTACGAGACGCTGGGGCATATCTTAGTCTGGCGGTTCCAAGTGGAGCTTCGAGCGTAACTGTAAACTATGGAAAAACCTTAAATTATGACCCACAAATCATTTGTTCATTAAATCCCCCAGCAAATAGTAATGAACAATATTTTACCTTTGTACAAGATATAGGGAGATCCGACTGTAAGGCCTTTTTTAGCGACAAAGTCAGTGGAGATGGCTTTATTTTAAACTGTCACGTCTCCCCCAGAAATCCAGCATATTAATTTGTGACATTTTATTTTTAGGGTGTATTAATAAGGAGGAGCTTTGTAAGATATTATGCCAAAAACATTCAACGTAGAACAATTAAGGTTAAACGGTCAGTTACTTACCGGTAACTCGGCTGGTGAACTATTTTATGACGGACAGCCACTCGCCAATGGCGATACCGCCGTCCCTCTCGGGAGACTAATTATAGCTGGTGATGCTTTAAAGCATGCCGATAAGGTTAGTGACTCGGAGGATTTATCCGCCCATCGTACGCTGCATGTGATGGTAGACGAGAGTACTATCGACATTAATGCTTCTGATAAACTAATGGTCCCTACCGGTGGCATTGGTTATCAACAACTTCACGCTACTAGTATTGCCGGTGCAGGTCTTGCTGGTGGCCAAACTGCTCCGTTAAGCGTTGTTGGAGGGTCAGGTATCGTAGTAGCTAGCGATGCTGTGAATATTCCGGAAACGGGCGTTACTGCAACTATGTTACTCGGGTCTATCCCTGATAGTAAGCTCAACAACATCGTCTCTGTGGGTAAAGTAGAAGGTAGCGCAATACAATTAAATGGCACTACCTTAGTCGACTTAGCTTCCAACGGCCTCGCGTTAAATACAAACTCTGTCGGCATAACCCATATCCAATCTGCCGTTGCCGGAACCGGCCTGCAGGGAGGTAATGGTTCAGCAATTAGAGTTGGTGCTGGTGCCGGTCTCGAAGTAGATTCTACAACGGTCGGTATTGTGGCCGGTGGGGTTACTTCCGATATGCTCGAAGGAAGTATAGCGGATAGCAAATTAGCCACTATTACTACGGCAGGAAAAGTTGACGGCGGCGCAGTACAATTAAACGCTAATGGTTTAGAAGACGACGAAGGTTTAGGAATTAAGAATTCTGGTGTTGTCGGTACGATGATTCATCCAAATACGGCCGGAGCCGGTTTGGGTGGAGGAGGCGTTGCCGGAGCCCTCGTGGTGAATGCCGGTTCAGGTATCTTGGTTCAAGATGACGAAGTAAACATCGATGAATCGGGAGTTATTACCTCAATGATCCGTGACGGAAATGTTACAAATGACAAACTCGGTACGAACCTTTCGATTGCCAAAACTGATTTGGCTGCGGGAGACGGTTTAAATTTAAATAGCAATACTTTATCTGTTGATCTTGCTACCGCTCCGGGCCTTGAATTTGACGGAGGAGACTTAAGAGTAAATCAAGACGTAATCTTGGGCAAGTCTAGCGCAACTCAAACTCTTTCTGGTAATTATACTTTTTCTAATACCCTAGTTCTTTCATCCGGCATAACTGTTGCGGGCGATTTACAGGTTCAAGGGACTACTTTAGTTACCGAACAAAATCAAGTTAACATTGGTGACGACATCATCGTACTTAATGCTGACTATCCCGGCGACGATCCGCCCGATGCGGGTATCGAAATTGAACGGGGCACACTAACTAATGCCAAGTTCCTTTTTGACGACACCGACCATTATTGGGTAGCGGGTATTGGCTCAGACAAACATCGGGTTGATACCAAAAAGTACTCCCGGTCTTATGGAGTGGAAATGACCAAAGACGCCACGCAACATAAGTTATCTTTCGGGCATACTTTCGAATCATTGCCTAATGTCGTTGTTTCCCTACAGCATACTGGCAAACATAACGTAACCAATCCTGACCTACTCGGAGCAATGGTTACAAAGGTATATACCACGGGCGTATGGGTTGACTTTACGAACGAACTTCCGCATTCAGGATATTATCTCAATGCTTATGCTGCTGTAGCATAAAAGACTAGATAACAATATTCGACTCCTAAAAAGCCCCACCAAAATGGTGGGGTTTTTATTTGCATTTCTTTACATTTAAAAATATAATAAAGTAAGGAGTTATCGCTTATGACTAAAAAAGAATTACTGCAACGAAAAAGGGAAATAGAGCAAATAGCAAACTTTATTGTAAATAATATTACCTTGGCTGAAGTCTCTGCGATGGTCATAGAAAGAGCTACTGAGACAGCTGAATTTATTGTAATAAATAATTTGGATCCCAAAAATTTTAATTCTCAAGCGGGCAGAAAAAAAATGTGGAAAGACTTAAGAAAGCTAAAATCATCAGGAAAGATAACCCCAGTGATGAAGCCGGGCACAGTATCACACCTCGGTTTCTCTACGAAAAGAGCCAAAAAAAATAAATGAACGGTAAAAATTTATATATAGGAAATATTCTTGGACCAACGGGGCCTACGGGCCCCCAAGGGATTTCTGGCTTGATAGGGTCTACTGGTCCATCGGGCGCGACTGGCCCCGAAGGAGGCCCCATGGGGGCGACAGGCCCGAGTGGGTATACGGGAGCCACGGGGCCGGAGGGTTTAACCCCTATGCTCACTGGAGCATCTTATACAGCCGTAGACTTATCTCTTTTGTCTACAGGGGACAATGTCACTCTTACTGTTCCCGCTGGATTGAAATATGATATTGGAACTTATATAAAAGCCTGCGTGACCGGAACAAGTTATGAATATTTTCAAGGAACAATAAACTATTATGATAATACCACGCTTACTCTGAAAGCAGAATATTTTTATGGTTCTATTTCTGGAGACCAATGGAAGTTAGGTATCGCTGGCAAAACGGGCCCCGTTGGGCCAGAAGGAGCGCCGGGCGCGCAAGGGGGAGTCGGCCAAGTCCCTGACGGATATTTCGTAATGGCAAATGAAGGTTACGCGGATAGCGGAGCGCTTTATCAACTTGGTTCCTCCGTCGGAATTAATAATAATGCTCCCGCAGCGGGGATTGACGTAAGCGGAAATATAAGAGCTAGTGAATTTTTAACGGGTGAACCCGTGGGAGGAGATAGTAATCAACCGACTTTAACTTCTGGTATTGTGGTGATTAATCCAGCAACGGGAGTAGAGGGATATCAAACAGGGGTATTGCATTATATGATTCCTAAAATAGAATATCAAATTTTTGCTGGAGATGGTTTGACGGATACTTTTACGTTGGAGAGTCCTTGTCGTGGAGCCGAATGGCTCTTAATGTGGAACGCTAACGCCACCAGTCACCCGAACCCAAATCAATATTCAGTAAACGGAAAGACGGTTATTTTTGACAGTCAATCTGTCCCTATAGGGGATATAGAAGTTAGACATATAATATTATAATGGCAGAGAAAAAAACATTTACGGCACAAAAGATTCGTACGAGCGAAATATGTGGAGTCGACGGAGAACTTATAGTTAATAGCGAATCTATTAGCGGTGCTTCAGGGACTTTTGACGAACTAACCGTCGGCGGAGTAAAATACATTCCAAGAGACCAAATCGCTTATGGATTTAGATTCGGCGGGCCACCGATTGATGTACCAAGCGGCTTGCCTTTCGTTACTGGGTCCAGCCCACAACTGTTTACCGGCTTGGCTTCTGGGCATAATTATGTTTTCGTAGAAGAGGCGTCTTCTTTTGCTAGTGGAGACCACATTATCATAAATCCGGGGGGATTATATAGTGACGGAAATCCGCAAGAAGAACAAACTATTACGGGAATATCATATTACCGTCCTTCAGATGGTTGTAACGCTACTATCTACGACAATACCGCCGCAGGGCAAGGGACAATCTATCATAATAATGAACGCTCGATTGCCGCAGGAAATAAAGTTATATTTGGTAATTCTGACGTAGATATACATGGGCATCAATTTATATATGATGTTACTGAAACGATAGGGGCAGGGAATGATCTTAGGGGGATAAAGGTTACTCCGACATTACGAAACAGCATCCCCATAAGCGGCTGTATATGCGTCGTCGCGCCCACCCTAGAAACTGAAAATAATTTATTTCATAACTATCCAATCGGAACAAAAGTCGCGAGAAAATATGCAAATACCTCGACCTCTTTTGTGGGAAGCGGGACTAGCGGGGATCCCTATTGGAACAATGTAGTTTTATTAGTCCAATCTAATAATCAGGATGGAGAAACAGTTTTTGAAGATACTTCATTATCGGATCATACTGTAACCGGTTACGGAAATGTACAACACAAATCGGGAGAATACAAATTTGGAAATTCTTCAATGTATTTTGACGGGACTGGAGACTACTTAAAAATTCCGCACAGTACGAATTTTAACTTTAATAATTTTGACGCAACGATCGAGTTCTGGTATAAACATGTTGCTCATTCGACTCAGGGTGACGATTCAAGTACTGTGGATGAAGATATTATATTAAGTAAGGGGAGAAATAATTCAACGGCAACCGGGTGGCTATTCCGTTTATCTAACCCCGCGAACTCTCAGTTTCAAGAGGGTCTTATATCATTTACGTTTTATGATGGCTTTAGTGTAGGGAATGCAATAAATACAACGCAAAGAGTGGATGACGGAAATTGGTATCATATAGCCGCTACAAAAAATAATGGTAATTCAAATTGGTCATTGTTCTTAAACGGAACGGGCCAAGGCTCGGTCACAGACTATGTTCATAATTTTGATAACGCTGATAATATTGTAGTCGGCGCGGGAAAAAGATATCAAGATGGGGTCACTGGTAATTATGCGAACTTTTATTTAGAGGACTTGAGAATAACAAATACGATTAGATATACTAACGACTTTATCGCGCCCACCCAGAATTTTGATAATTTCCTTAGAGCTCCAGACGCTTGTAGCAGTACTTGCTACGATACTCGGTATTTATACGTTGATAAAGGCGTATATACTGGAGATTTTGATTGGCATCTTACGGGTTACAGAGAATATTTTATAGATTTTTCAGGCGTAGACGTTCATATAACAGGAGATAATAAAACTGGTTTATTAACGTTAGTCTATCCAGACGAAGGAATATAACATGGCTAACTTTTTTTTAGGAAACGTATTGGGCGCGACCGGACCTACGGGGCCCCTAGGCTTATCTGGATTAATTGGCTCTACGGGCGCAACTGGACCAGCGGGAGGGCCGACAGGAGCAACTGGCCCGAGCGGGGCTTCAGGAGTCGCTGGTCCTACAGCGATTTGCACGGGGACAAGTGATACGTCTATAGACCTTGGTAATTCAGCAAATAGTATTGGTCGGACGGTGACAATAATTTCAAATCCGGGAAGATGTTGGTTTATCGGACAGCTTCTTATGATAAAAAGCTCGGCATCTGCGGCCTATATAACGGGGGAAGTAGAGTCGTATAATAGTATGAACGGCTCTTTATCATTCAAGATCATGAGTAAAAGCGGACTTGGAAGCCCTAACGATTGGAATATTAGTTTGAGCGGACCGATCGGTCCCACCGGACCGATGGGACCAACGGGGCCGTTCTTTATGATCGATCAAGATACGGTAACGGGAGCGGTGATCGTTACAGGTTCACATAGTGTTCATGGTACTGGAGAAAACGTTTTTGATAATAATAGTGAGACCTATTGGGCAGCAAATATAAAAACACGCACAGATGAAAATTGGGATAACGTAAAATTACTAATTCAATCAGAAGATGCCGACGGAAATACCGCCTTCGTAGATTCCTCTTCTAGCTCTCATGCTGTTACGGCTAATGGAGATATCCAACACAAAACGACTCAAGCTAAATTTGGTACTTCATCTATATATTTTGACGGTACTGAAGATTATCTCGGTATGGCAAATCATGCTGATTGGGATTTCGGTAGCGATGATTTTACGATTGAAACTTGGGTTAATTTTGCAGGATGGGAGTCGACAGGCTTCAATACGCTAGCTTGGATCGGAAGCGTCCAACTTGATTATAAAAACACTTCTAACGAACTAAGGGTATATTGCTATGGAAGTTCGACGCATAGCATAATTGCAACATGGACCGCCTCTCTTAACAGTTGGCATCACGTAGCAATTGTTCGTAACGGTACGGATCTTAAACTCTATTTAGACGGCTCCCAGTTAGGAGCGACTACCGACATCGGAACCGCCACTTTAAATACTCCAGACGATAAGCCTTCTACAATTGGCGGTAGATCAACGTTAGGCGGCGTCTTATCTGTAGACAGATTTTTCAACGGATACATGGAAGATATCCGCATAACAAAAACAGCCCGTTATATTTCTAATTTTAACACAGACTTACCGACAGTAATTACTTTGTTTCAAAAAAATGATGTTTATTTAAAGGTGGATTATGGATATAACTCTGAGCCTTGGAATAAGCAACAAATTAGTAAATATTATTTCGAAGTAATAGAAGAAGATATAGATTATATGCCTTGTCGTTGGAGGATAGAGGCGTCAAATGATGACGCTTCTTGGAAAGTGCTAGATACGAGGTTAAATCAAAAATTTATATCCGGAAGATTTAATTATAGTTTTGCTAATAGCGGAGAATACAGGTATTATAAATTGAGCATAGCGTCAGGTATGGACCCAGTTGTTGTTAGGCTTAGAGAAATGGGTCTTGTAACTACACGATAATGTCTAAATTATATTTAGGAGACATAATAGGAGCAACCGGCCCGGTTGGGCCGATAGGAATTTTAGGCAGTAAGGGAGATACGGGCGCGACCGGAGCGATGGGTCCCTCTCAAGGAGCCACTGGGCCGGCTGGCCCTGATGGCGCAGAAGGAGATATGGGGCCAACGGGCCCGTCGCCTAACTGCAATGGAACATCTTCAACCCCTATAGATTTAAGCTCAATAAATATAGGCGATATCCCGAGCATTACCGTAGACTCCGCAGAATATTGTTGGGGGGAGGGCCAACATCTAATTATTATTAGCAATGACGCAAGTTATCCTAGTCAACATATTATAGCTGAGGTCCTTGAGTATACTGACTCAAATTTAAAATTTAGTGTTTTAGGCAAATCGGGAGGCTCAAATATATCAGATTGGAATATTAGTATTTCTGGAGGCGTGGGAGCTACTGGGCCCGTGGGGGCTGGAGCTTCAGGAGCGGGTAGTGAAATTTCATTTTTTGCCCATAGAGACGGAGTAGCGCAAAATATATCTACCAATACCTCTACGATTGTTCAGCTTAATCATACAGATTTTAATATTGGAAACTGTTTTGATGTAACCACATATAAATTTACGCCTACTACAGCCGGGCGGTATTTATTAAATGGCGCTATGCAGTTTGATGATGTAAACTGGAAAGAACAATTTGCGCTCTCCATTAGAAAAAACGGAGAAGACATTATTAAAACTGTTGTTGTCACCACTGACGGACTGTCGGATCCGCCCATGGATATATCTATTGTATCTTACGCTAATGGAACGACTGATTATTTCGAAATGATCGTATGGCATGATGACCCTTCTGGCTCACAAAGTCTATTTGGTACTAAGTCTGCGACTAATTTCGGAGGGTTTTTAATTTCTGGGGGACCGGGACTGACTGGAGCCACGGGGCCACAAGGAGACAGGGGGACAACGACCCTAAGAAGCCCTACCGATCCGATTTATATAACGAGCTCGACACAAGATCTAGATTGCTCTGTTTCGGATGTCTTTCATTGTTCTCTAGACTCGAATTCTACGGTTAGGCTTACGGGGGCATCCAATGGTCAGAGGATATATGTGATCATGCAATGTTCAAATATTAATCATGCGTTAACTTGGTCCGCTGACAACATTGTAGGCTCTTCAGCGTCCGGGGTAATCCGATGGCAAAACGGTTTTCCTCCGTCTTTAACTGGAGAGGTGGGGTCTGTGACCATGTATGAATTTTTAGTTGTCCCTCTTGGCGGGGCCGCTTATACCTTTCTTGGCTGGGGCTCTAATAAATGGGACATGAGTTAAGGATAATGTTTGTTTAACCAATCTAAATTATCTATTTTATTTACTTGATAGAACCCATCCTTATTTAAATCATTTATCGAATTAAAATACTCTTTATACATCTTTGATATTCTTTCCATAGAAAAATTATTGTTTGCCCATTTAGCGCAATTCTTTGGGGTAATATTTTTTATGTTTTCAAGGGCCCAAACAAAGTGGTTCATATTTCGACATCTGTATCCTGTTATTCCATGTAAATTGTTCTCCGCAAAGCACCCCCAATCAGAAGTGATAACCGGGGTTCCGCTAAACATCGCCTCTATCGTCACGCCTCCAAATGGCTCAATATAATGCGTGGGAAGGATAAGGGCCTCAGCGTCTCTCAGAAGGGCCTTTCTTCGCTCTACGTTCGCGTATCCGATGACTTCTACATGGTCCGGTACTTTGTCATACCCCAAGCTCTTTAGGCTTCCCTGACCGGCTATAAGAAGCTTTTTACCTACTTTAGCCGTGGCGTCTATAGCTATCCGCAAACCTTTGATTTCTGTTATTCTACCCAAATAAAGAATGTAATTATCTTTAAGGCAACTAAACTCAAAATCCTCAGGATCAAAGTAATTAGGAATAACCGCATCGTACCAAGCGGGCTGAGCTATTTTCTTTTCTCCATATATAGCGTGCATAACAGCGTACGACTCGAAGACTTTGTGCGGGGCAAAGGTGCCACCAGCGTTATAGCCTATCCCCGGTTCAATAATGAAGGCTTGTTCTTTGAATGGGTCAGATACTGGCTTATGTCCAGACCCCCAAAAACATAGAACCGCATCGCCCTTTTCTATTCTTTTTTCTAGCTCCCTTTTTCCCTTTATATAAAAAGCCTGATGAGCATAATCTGAGGTATTGTGCTTAAAAAACTCCTTTTTCCAATCATATGTTCCATACGCCTTTAATAAATCGTCATTTGTCGTCACGCTTACATGTTCAGCGCATTCTACCTCTGAATCTTCGTGGCCATAATGAATAATAGTATATTCATCCTGCATCATCTGACAAAACTTTAATACTTTTTGCGTAAAAGCGCAAGAAAGATATTCTTTAGAGGTCACTGTATGAGGAATGGCCAAAACATGCAATTTCATATAAAAAAGATATTATAATTTACCTGTTTTTTCAAGATAATACTAGGGAGAAAGTAGCTTAATGTCACATAAAGTACCAGATGGAGAATCGTGTAAAAATTACTTCAAATTAGGGAAATCGTTTCCTGACAATGTTAAAGACGCGATTTGCGGAATCGATGAGGTCGTAGGATCAACAGGCCCTACGGGACCAGCGGGGCCTAGGGGCCCCGGCGATGGCGTTAGTGATCCAGCCATTGTAACGGATATACTAAACGGTGTCAACGGAACTGTAGATGATCGTACTATACCCACCTATGTTGATCCTTCTGGGTGGTATACAGCTTCTAATCAGTATGCACCGTTACTAGAAACCGCCTCTATAACGAATGAGACTTATGTGCCAGACGCTTTAAATGTAAATATATTTGATGTAACTCACAGCGGTACATGTACTATTGCTCCTCCCGTTAATATAAAAAACGGCAGAACGATAAGTATCGTTTTGAGACAAGCAGGTAATGGCAATAACGAAATAAATTGGGACCCTTCTTTTGAGTTCGATGGAGGATATGGGGATATCACCTATACTTCCGGAGCTAAAGATGTAATGGTAGGGACCATGATAAATGATTTTATGTTCTGTACTCTCGCTGCAGACGTGAAGCCCGTTGCCACCTAATAACATGAAATATATTTATGGCGCGTGGAACGGTACAACCATTCAGAAGAAACTCGGCACTCTATAGAGTTTACGACGATCTTATTTTGTGGTTAAAGTTTGAAAATAACTTTGACGATTCTTCATTTTATTATCAGCAAGTAACTGGGCATAACCCCGATCTTATTTCTCCTTCCGTAAGGAATATTGAGCTTCCTCCATTTGATAAAGTTAACTACTATGAGGGGAATTTTTCCGCAGGGTTTAATTTAGATACCGTTCAACGCGAGCCAGAGTATGAAGTAATTACTCCTAAAAAATTTGATAAGTCAGCTAAAGACCCTATTGACGGTTGGATTAAATCTAAGACTTATAAATATACCGCTATTCGTGACGGTAAGCATACATTTCGTTGGGAAGCGACTATATCAGAAGGAAGTTATTATATAGCTCAAAGAATTTTAAAAAATAGTATAGAACTAGAGGTAGTGGGGACGAATGGCGGGACCATAATTAAAGCAGGCAACCCCAAAAGGTACGATAAGAGGGGAAACTATTGTAGCAGTAGTTGGCCAGAGAATCATTGCCCTAGGGATTATAAAGTAAAGAAATTAAATTTAAAAAAAGGAGACGTCGTTGAAATTCAATGGGGCGCAGGTTGTTGCTGCGGATCATGTATTTCGCCTGAAGAATATCATGTAACATTTATACCTATTTGGAACACCTCTCAGATCATAAGCGTAAATCAATTTAGGGTCAAACCTCCGACTTCCACTTTAAACAAAATTCCATGGGAAGGGTCAAAATATCAACAAGATCAATCTCTATGCTGCGGCGAATCTACCTTCTTGGATTCGTCGTCAGAAGCTCATTCGATAACGCCTATAGGCGACGTCACTCATTCGAATAGTAAATCAAAATTTGGTAGCTCTTCTATTTATTTCGACGGAAATGGAGATTGGCTGAGTATCCCTGACAAAAGCTGGGACTTCGGAGAAGAAAATTTTACTGTTGAATGTTTTTTTTATGTAGAAACATTGGCAAATAATTTTACCCCGGCCCCGGGCTCGGTAGGACTTATTTCTTCAATGGGGGATGCAGCGAGCACAGCTGATAATGGCTGGGTTCTGGGATATAATGAAGACGGTACGATTTTCTTTAATGTTTTTGTAAACGAAACTACAACTGTAATTTCTCTCAATAAGAGCAACGCTATACAAGAAGGACAATGGCATCATATCGCTGCTCAAAGAGCGAGTATGAATGACGCGTGGGGTGATAGGCCGTGGAGCACTGCGACGCTATGGCTTGATGGACAACAGGTGGATAGTGACACGATTTGGTGCGAAAAAATCCCATATTCGGAGTGCGATACCATAATCGGCGGAGATATTAGCTATGGTCATAGCCTTGCCATAGGAAGATTCTATACTGATTGGAATTCTTATTATCACAAAGGATATATAGACGAAATTAGAATAAGTCAAGGTCCGGCGAAGTCGAGCATGGGCGCGTCGAATGCCTATCGTTATGATGAGGATTATAATAGTGGTCCGCCGGCCGGAGCGCTTACGGTTGATTCAGATACATCTTTACTTATTCATTCTGACTTTTCCTGCGACAATACGCCTTCCAGTGAATCATGTTCAAACTGTGGAAACCCTTCTTCGTACATTACCAATGAGTGTATGAAGAACATTTATACTGAAGGCGGAGTTAAGTATTATGGTGAACCAAATAAGGAAGACAAAATACATCTTGGCGGAGAAGCCGTATTAGTTAGTGGAACTGGCGTATTTACAACTGATCCCCAAATAGATTCTGCGGCAGAATTTGATTTAGCTGGAGATTTTTGTTTTGAATTTTGGGCTAAATTTAATGAGGTACCTAGTGGAACAACCGAAGATCCCGGGGCAACGCTTTTTGACTTTGGTGATCTTAAGTTTACTAATACTAGCGGTTTCTTTACTATCCATACTCCCGAAGATGAAGTGATAGATTATTACGAAAAAGATTTTGCTTTTCCTACAGATAGTACCCTCCCGAGCATGACGAATACTTTTACGCATTATGCTGTTCAGAGAAGAGCGGATAATTTGGAACTTTGGATGGGGCACCATGATCCGAAAAATAATAATAATACATTTATGATAAGGGTCGCTGAAGAAAACGTGTATGGGAAAATTACAGGACTTCAGCCTACGGGAACATGGAAAAACGCAAGGAGCATAGGGGCTACAATCAGTGGAACAAATTTCTTTTCGGGATGGATGGACGATTTTAAAGTATGGAAAACTTGGATATATGGACCCGAGCCGGTTATCCCCGGAGGCCCGGAAGCAAGGGGAATCTATATTACTCCAAATCCTCGTAGGACCATACTTCGGAATCAACGAAATTTAAGTACGAGCTTATCAAAGCTAACTTCTAACCCCATCGTCGCTCATAATTATGCAGTTATATGTAAAGCGCACGAGGTAATGCTGTGGTGCACCGTCAGAAGCGTATACGACCCAAGATGGAGCGTACATCGGCCGTTGCCTTATGAAATACTCTGGTATAAAGACGGACACTACTTGGGATCGAGTGCAAAAAGTAAGTTCAGCGCAAGGTTTCCCAACGCTAATCAACACTTTACTATCGGTAAATATGGAGCGGGAGAGCTACTCATTCGTAATTTTCAATCATGGTCTGCTGGAACTTATACCGCGGTAATTAAAATCGGTCCTCCGGGCCGACCGAAATACATATTTAGTAACCCGCAAATTGTTCCGGCAAGATTATTTTATAGAAATTGTTTTCCCACTTCTTGCTTCGGAGAAGGAACCAGAGTTTTATTATACGAAAACTCTCATAAAAAAATAGAAGAGCTAATAGAAGGTAAAGACACGGTATTAGGACTAAGCCATACTGAATCAGGAGATTTTATTAATAAGAACAAGGTTCAAAAAGTCCATAAAAGAAAAGCAAAAAGATATTATAAGGTCACTTATGAAGTTCCCATGCATAAAGTGGTACTTGCAGAAAAAACACTTAAAGTTACAGAAGAGCATCCTTTTTATATAGGCGATGGAAAATATGCTCCGATAAAAGATTTAAATGTAGGGGACATTTTGTGGCTACATATATGGAGCAGGACTAATTATGACCAACCGTATCAAAGTACATTATACCTTACTCGAATTAAAAAGAAAGAGCTTATTGAAGAAGAGTTAACGGTATATAATTTAACGGTTGATGGTTCAAATAATTATTTCGCTGGGAATGTCGCAGTCCATAATAAATCTCCAAGACCCCCACCAAGATACCCCCGGTTAAGGCTGGGATATTCACTATCCCCATCAAGTTATATATATTGGAATAGATGCCCATCCATTGTACAGTTAGGTCAAACCGTTAAATTTCATACTGAATTTTGGTATGCGAGCCCGTCCTACCCAATCGATTGGAGATGGATAAACCCCGGTAGAGGAAACGAAGTGAGTACTCCGGATAAATCTACTTTAGAATTTACGAATATAAGAAAAAGTATAAAAAGTCCGATTGCAATCGAGGCTGAGGATGCTAATGGGACCATATGGACCGCTGGGCCATGTTCGATTAAGGTAAAATTACCAGATTTACTTTGTCCGGAAATTACGTCTGCTGATCCGAATCGATCAACAAGAGATTTGTCCATAACTTATCCTTTTCGAAGAGTTTCTTCTCGATGGTACTCTGGCATCGCAGGCTACGGTTACCCCTGTGGTAGATGGTGGATGCAAATGACCATAATACCCGATCAAACAAGCATTACTCTACCATTTTCCGTCGACGCCGTGGACCCCATGCCTGCAGAAATGAACACTGGAGGACTAAAATATGAATGGAGATTAGTTGGATATCAATACGAAGAATATTATTATTCGCATTATGAGCAAAGGACAGGAACCTATGTCGATACGGGCTGGTCGACGGGAACAAAAAATAAATCTTTTTACATTTTAGAATACTTTTCAGGTACGGCTTATTGTCGGGTATCTTATAATAATTATCCTATAAATACCAGAGTCCAAGACCCAGAGGGACGATATCATTATGGACCATTTTCTCAAATGGAATTTTCTATAAATTTTCCAGAATGTGAAGAGCCTTATGCTCAAGCGACAGAGTCCGGAGGATCATATTATAGTGGTTATTATGGTGGCTATTCTAATGATCATCGTTATATTAATACGTCTAGGGCTGCGGATGGGACAGAAATAGAGACCAGCGTAAAAAATTTAAGCCTTAATTCTTGCCAAGAAATGACATTTAATATCTCTTGTTACCTAGATAAAGCTAAATGCCTCCGGAGTCGTTATACAAGTGGAAAAGGATATACTAACGATATAGAAATTACGACCGGTTCGAATTTTGATAGTAAAACCACCACTTTAGATCCCGGAGAATATATGTGGAACGAATTAGACATGATTACCTTTAAAAAGAAATTTTATATGGATGATAACGGAACGTTTTTAGAGGTTAAATTAAAAAACGAATGTGGAGAGAGGATATTAAGATGGAACTTCAAAGTCGTAGGCGCGTATAAAATTTACATATATCCAAATAATTGGAGTCTTAGATATAATTACTCGTGGCATCGTTGGTATTCTGGTGATTCAAATTCTACGTATATTAATTTTTATTATCAAGAACGAATAGTTAAAAACTGGTATACGGGATCAGTAGAAAAATATAAGAGATATATACCCGACAACAACGTTAATTTAAATTATAGAATTTATAATTACTATTATACTTATTGGAATAGGTGGACACCCTATAACCCTTTATCTTCCTGTAGATATTATAGAGTTTCAGTGAATGGAAACGTTGTAGGCGCCGGTTGGCAGTCTTTAGATCGGCCCATTTATTATTATTATTATCCCGGAGGGGGTTCTTCTGGATGGTGCTCTAATGGTATTTGTTATTCTTATGATTGGGCTGGTCCGCCAACGTTATCGTTAACTCCGAGTTCTAATTATTGGCAGTCATACATAAATATTTTAGTAAATCGAACTGAAGGGGTATGGCCACAAAAAAAGAATGTTGTTCTTCTGGAGCTCGTAAATAACGTCCCTAACGCTAGTAATATCAGCGGGGGGCAAATCACCAGCCACACTATTTATGTAAATTTTGAAACGCTGCCGACAATTCAAAGCTGGACCTTATATCCACGATGGGGATGGTGGTATTGCGGTTATTATTATTGGGGGTACTATCGTAGGTATAGAAGAGCTTATTGGTGGTACTATCCGTATTGTTATTGGTGGGGTTGGGGCCGCTTTGGAGGAGCCGGCGGATGGAAAAAAGTAACTAACTCCTATGTTGTGCCTCAAAGGCAACGGCTCACGTTTCGTGATGGGGGAGGTAGCTTACGATGAGTCAGGCAAAGAATATATATACGCTTACCAGTCAAGGGGGCGTTGCTCCTTATTTTTGGGAGGTGACGATTGCTAACACGGATGGAGAAGGTAATATTACGCCATATACTACTCCATTTTTACCAAAAGGCGTGTTTGTATCGGGCGATCCGAGTGAAGTAAAACCGTCGCGGCCAATAAATATTGTAGATCATCTTAGGGGTGGATGTGCAGACTGCTGGTACTCAGAAGGTGACGGACCCAGTATATATATTGACCAAAATGCTTCCCCGGGTGAATATTATTTTAAAGCGGTTCTTATTGATTCAAACGGGCTAAGAACAGATAATCCCGTAACCGAAGAAGAGGGCGCGGGAATAATAGGGCCGATAACTGTCTATGGAGATAGCTTTAGTTTGTTAAAAAATAATACTTCTAGTTTATTTGTTCAATTTGACGACATTGAACTATGTGAAGGAGGGTGCGATACGGATAATAAATATTTAAAATATGATCCTGACTTTCTTCATATTAATGAGCGTTACGAATTATCCAGAGACGAAGCGAATACAAACGAAAATAAAATTACATGGATATATACTGGGATTACTTATGAATATGGTTCAATGACCGCTATGCTCGGCGGGCATACGCCTCCTAATGTATATTCATTCTTGTCAGATGCGGATGGAAATATTGTTAATGATATAAATGACGGGGTCACTGGACATGGAGTAAGGAATCCAATTTATTTTCAAAGAGATTTTACGGACACAGAGGGAAAAGAAGATTGTAAGTGTGGGGGAACAGGAAAAGCAGGATATGCTTATATACAAGCTACGCTAGCAAGAGATGGTTGTTCTAAAGCTGGAGTAGATGAAGATACGGGGCTTCCAGTAACTCTTTTGGGTGATGAATTTATATTAAGTTATCATGGAAGTGGAAATTATGATTGGGGAAATATATATCATTTATCAGGATGTTTTGGTGATCCATATAACGAATTAAATACCAAGGGTCCGTACGTAAGCGATAATACTATGTGCCTTGTGACAGGAACCGTCGGAAAACAGCCTTGGCAAAAAGAACAAGTGCTAGGGATAAATGGAACATGTGGTATAGAATATGATTCTTGTAATGCTGTTGATATCGATGTCACAAAAACCCCCACTCCTTACGCAACGTGTCTTGTTACTTCTACTTCGACACCGACCTTCACCCCAAGTGCGTCTCCAACTGTAAGCCCTACAGAACCTTCTACGCCTACGCCGAGCGTCGGTCCTACTGCCGAGCCTCTTATTTCCGGCGCTTTATTTACGATGGTTGGTTGTAAGCCCGGAGGTTATTCGACGGGACCGAATTTAAACTTAGACTTAACGTCAGAATTCTTTTCTGTATTACTTGATCCTACTTTGGCTACTAGGGATTATAGGGATATTACCAACGGAGAGCCAGTTTTAAGAATCAACGATAAATGTTATGAAGGAGCTTTTCATGCGGTTGATCGATCTCAGGATGTTTTTGTTGTTGAAACTGATTCTCTAGGAATCCCCCAATATAAAAATACCCCACTTAACGTAGGATGGGTTGGAAGAAAATCAAGATCGTTAGACCCATATTTAGAACCACCTCACTCTTCGTGGTGGGATGCTTTAACAGATTTTACTATATATGATTCGTTAACCGAAATAGATCCTAATTGGAAAGCGTTTGAGACTTGTGAAGAATGTGAACAAACTGGAACTCCCTCACCGACTTTAGAATTTACAGAGACTCCATTAGCTACTGCTACCGATAGCCCGACAGCTACCGTTAGCCCCACGAGTCCTGTAACTGCTAGTCCCAGCCCAACGGCTGGGGCTAGCTCTACCCCTTCTCCTAGTCCACAGCCTACAATTAGTCCAGAGCCCACGCGAGGACCGAGAATACATCCTACTGTTAGCCCGCTCGTCTCTGATGAGCCGACTCAGACGCCTGATACTACGAGAACTCCCTCGGAGACTCCGAGCTCTACGGAGACTCCGACGCCTCCTGCTACGTCGACTAAAACACCCACTCCTACAGAGACGCCTTCGCCTCCGGCTACGGCAACAGCTACGCCGACACAATCTGAACCATATAGAAGGCCACCGAGAACGATTATACCGACCGAGGAGCCAGTGGAAACGCCTACCTCGACAGTGTCTTCAACAAAGACTCCGACGCCTACAGAGACGCCGACAGAGACACACACACCGACAGAGACCCCAACTAAAACGCCTTCGCCTACGGCAACTCATACTCCTACAGAGACGCTATCCGCACCGGCAACGGAAACACCAACCGCTTCACCCACGGGAGGACCGAGAATACATCCTACTGTTAGCCCGCTCGTCTCTGATGAGCCGACTCAGACGCCTGATACTACGAGAACTCCCTCGGAGACTCCGAGCTCTA